TCTCCCTTTTCCGCGTGGTACCTCTGACCTGCGGTTTTCCAGACACCCCGGTTGACCTGCGGTTTTGTAGCATCGTGCCTGGTCAGCACTAACGCAGCGTCACCTTGACCCCATCACCCAGCGTGACAGTCACTGGGGGTGATGATCCGTTGCCCCGCACCAAGAAAGCCGCCGGGACCGCGGTCGACAGACGCAATGGCCGGACGGTCGAGCTAACCCCGGTCGAGGGCGGGCGGATCGACCCACCCGACGATCTGCTACCCGAGGTCCTCGAGCTGTGGGACGCCTACTGGACCGATGCCGCCTCGACGGTGCAGACCCCGGCAGACCGGGGCGTGCTCACCAGGTGGATCAAGGAATACGACCGGTACCTGCGCCTGTCCGCCGAAGCCGACAAGCGGCCGCTCGTTCCCGGGTCCAAGGGCCAGAGCGTGGCGAACCCGCTGTACGCGTTGGCGGACCGGGCGCTCGCGGCGGCCGAACGCTGCGAGAGGCAACTCGGTGTGGGCGCACTGAACCGTTCGAACCTGGGCATCGCGGTGCTGGGTGAACGGAAGTCTTTGGCGGAGATGAACGCGAAGTACGGCCCGACCCCTGGGGGTGGTGATGCCGTCGGCGACCGCCTCGAAGCCGTCCCGCGGCCGGACCCGAGGGTCATCCAAGGCTGAAGCCCCACAGCCGGAACTTGGGTGCCAGGCGTGCGGCTGGACGCCGATCCTCGGCGAGCTGTGGCCCAGCGAGGGCGCCACCGCGGTGGCGTGGATCGAAGACAACTGCATCTGCGGCGAGGGTGACTTCTACGGCCAGCTGATGAAGCTGCGCCTGGATCAGGAAAAGTTCCTGTGGCGCTGGTACGAGTACTGCCCGGCTTGCATGGAGTGGCGTCACGACGAGGCGCTGCGCGGTGAGGCGACCGGCGGGGGCAAGACCCAGTTCATCGCCGCGGTGGTGGCTTTGGAGTTCGCCGGCCCGCCATCGATCGCCCCGAAGTCCCCGAACATCGCCATTGCTGCCGCGAGCTTCGAGCAGGCGAACCTGCTGTTCAGCAAGGTGGCCACGATCTGTGGCGGCCGGGACCAGGTCGACAAGGCCTCGCCGCTGCTCGGGTTCTTCGACGTTTACGACACCGAGATCACGTTCGCTGATGGGAAGCCGGGCCGGATCTACCGCATCGCCGCCGTGGCCGGGACGAATGAGGGCGGTCTACCGACGCTGTTTGTCCGTGACGAGCTGCACGAGTGGGGCGACGTCGGCGACCGCAAGGCCCGCGTCGGGACAGTCGTCGGCAAGTCGACGAACAAACGCAAGACCTTCCGGGGCAGGGGCCGAATCATCTCACTGTCGACGGCCGGGTTCGACAAAGACCACAGCCTGCTGGGCGCGCTGTACAAGCGAGGCCTGCGGGCGCTGAAGAACCCGAAGGTCGCGCCACGGCTGCTGATGGACTGGCGCGAGGCGCCCGACGGCCTGGACTTCAAACTGGCCAAGCACCGCGAGAAGGCGGTCATCGCCGCGTCGGGTGCGGCCGGGGTGCTGTGGAACGTCAAGGACCGCGTGGCCGACTGGGGCAAGGAGGAGTTCCCGCCGCACGAGTGGATCCGCTACTACGCCAACAAATGGGTCGACGTCTCGGAAGAGTCGTGGCTGAAGGATCACCCGCAGGCGTGGATGGCGTGCAAGGGCGGATGGAAGTCCGACCCGGCGAACGAGTTCGTGATCACGATCGATATGGCGCTCAAGCACGACTCGGTGGCGGTGTCGCGGCTGGAGAAGCTGCCAGACGGGCGGATTGCTGTCACCTCCCGGATTTGGGAGGCGATGGGCGGGCGGATCGACCATCTGGATGTGTTCAACCATGTTCGCAAAATCGCGGTCGGGCCGGGCTTTCGGGGCGTGGCTTACGACCCGCGGTTCTTCGAGGTGCCCGGCCGGCAGCTCGAGGACGAGGGGATCCTGGTTGTCCAGTTCGATCAGACGCCGCAGCGGATGGCGCCCGCGTGTGGGCTGACGTTCCAGATGATCCTCGACCAGAAGATCGTGCATAACGGGGATGAGCAGCAGATCGCGCATGTGAACGCGGCGGTGAAGCGTGAGCAGGAACGCGGCTTCACGCTCTCGAAAGGCAAGTCCAAGCGGCACATCGACTTCGCGATCACCTTGTGCATGGGCGTGTGGCTTCTGCATCAGGTGGCCGAGCAGGAGCAAGAGTTCTTCGCCGCGTGGCGTTAGGGAGGCCGAAGTGACGTCGCTGGAAAACGTTCCCCTGGACCGTATCGGCGGCGGGGCCAAGAGGACCGACTACCGCAAGGTTGCGGTGCTGATCCTTGCCGGCGTGCTGTATGTCGCCGGATGGCTGCCTGGCCGGGCCTGGCTGGGTGTCCGGATCGTCGCGACGTGGGCGGCGCATACCTGGGCCGGTTCGGCGTTGCGGGTGGGCTGGGCCGACGGCTCCCACTACCAGCCCCGCCAAAGCCGCTGATCTGAAGCTCGCGCCGAGAGAACTGAATAGGGGTGACCGTGGGCCTGTTGCAACGCATCGCTTCTGCCCGCGGTGGTGGTGGCGTCGAGTCCCGTTCGGCGATCGACTCCTGGCTGACCGACTACCTGATCCCGTCGTTCTCCTACGGCGGTGTCTTCTATTCGGCCGGCACCAACGGCCTGGTGCAGACGTTGGCGGGGAACCGGGCGTCGGAGATTTCGGCGACGCTGCCCTCCTACAGCGCGGCGGTGCGGCAGACCCCGCCGGCGTTTGCGGCGCAGATGGTGCGGGCGTTGGTGTTGTCGCAGGCACGGTTCAAGTTCCGCAACAACTTCACCTCCAAGACGCCGAAGCGGATGTTCGGGACGACGGCTTTGTCGTTGTTGGAGAAGCCGTGGCCGAACGGTACGACCGGTGAGTTGGTGAGCCGGTGCGAGTGGCATGCGGGCCTTGCCGGGAACGCTTTCGTTGCCTATCAGGCGGCGCGGCGTGGGCGGCCGGAGCGGCTGCGGGTGTTGCGGCCGGACTGGTGTGCGCTGGTGTACGGGTCGGATCAGGAGCCGGAGGACGCGGCCTACGCCTTGGACGGCGAGCTGCTCGGGATCGTGTATCAGAACGGCGGCATCTACCAGTCGAGCTACAAGCCGCAGACGTTGCTGCCGGGCGAGTTTGCGCATTGGGCGCCGATGCCCGATCCGTTGCATGCCGGGATTGGCATGTCGTGGATCACCCCTGCGATCCGGGACCTTCAGGGCGATCAGCTCGCGACGCAACACAAGGCCAAGTTTTTTGAGAACGGTGCGACCCCAAGCTTGGTGGTGAAGGGGATCACGGGCCCGAATGGGCAGATGTTGACCCAGCCCCAGTTCACTGCGCTGGTCGACATGATGGAGGAGCGGCACGCCGGTGTCGCAAACGCTTACAGGACTTTGTATTTGACCGCTGGCGCTGATGCGACGGTTATCGGTAGTGACCTGAAGCAGATTGATTTCAAGGCGGTTCAGGGCGCGGGTGAGACCCGGATCTCGGTGTTGTCGAGGGTGCCGGCCGCGGTCCTCGGGATTTCTGAGGGTTTGGCCGGGTCGAGCTTGAATGCCGGGAACTTCGGTACTGCTCGCCGGATTTTCGCCGACACCTGGGTTTATCCGAATCTTCAGGATTTGGCGGCTTCGCTGGCGGCGATCGTCAAGGTTCCGTCTGATGCCGAGTTGTGGTTCGACACGTCGGACATGCCGATTCTGCGTGAGGACGCGAAGGACGCTGCGGAGATTGAGCAGGTGAAGGCGACCACGATCACGATGTATGTGCGTGAGGGTTTCACGCCGGAGTCGGCGGTTGCTGCGGTGGATGGTCAGGACATCAAGCTGCTCAAGCATTCCGGCAAGGTGAGTGTGCAGTTGCAGGAGCCTGGCACGGTTCCTGGCGGTGAGCAGGGCTCGGGATTCGGTGGGGGGTCCGGTGTCTAGCGGGTCAGTGTCTCGCGCGCGGTTGCGTGAGGTGGTCGCCCGGGAGGTGCGGGCGCTGCTGCGGTCCGATGTGGACGACGATCCGATCGGTGACCTGGACGACGAAACCGTTGCCTTGCTTACGGCGATGGCCGAACTCGACGAGGAGTCGGGCGTTGAGGGTCGGGCGTGGAATCCAGCCGAGCATAAGCGTTGGCCCAAGGGCCATCCGCAGGGCGGCAAGTTCAGGTCAATGGTCGAGCTGCTCAAGATGGCCATCGCCAACCATGACGGCAAGGGCGACCCGTTCCAACATTTCAACCGGGAGCAGCTGCGGAAGGCGGCGAAGGCTCGCGGTATCACGCTGAAGCGTGGCGAGGGCAAGGATTCGATCGCGGCCAGGCTCCTCGCAGACCTGGGCGGAGCGCCATCAAAGGAGAAGGCTACCGTCCCACCAAAGGCCGCCAAAAAGGCGGCCACACCAGCAAGTCCACCTGCTTCGGCCATCCCAGGCGTGACCCTGGAACGGATTCAGCAGATATTCGGCGATACGCCGGACGCCTACGGCGTAAACCTGAATGGCGAGCGCATCGGTCACATCCACGGCAACGAGGCCGATCCTCACTCCGAGTGGATGCCCTTCCGGCAAGCTAATGCAAGGTGGAGACTCCGAAATCCAGGCGCCAAGCCGTCAAAGGAAGCTGCAATCAAAGAGCTTGTTGACTCCTACGGAGCGCGTCCGCGGGGTCCAGCGTCCGCGCCGCAAGCCGGTGCATCGAGCGGCGCGGTCAAGACCGACCGCGAGAAGTTCTTGGATCGGCTCATCCCTCAGGACACCCCGTCTGTAGCAAGAGAACTTGAGATCAAGCGGATTGTCGAGGAGAAGCTCAATGGCCAATACGCTGGCCTCACGGTGAAGGTCACGAGCGTTGGCGCGGACCGAGACGTGGTACATCTAGAGGCTCGCATCTTTGACGATCAAGGCAAATCTGTGGGCGAAATTGAACGGCAATTTAGCCGTGCCGAGGATGGCACCCTCCGTGCGTATCACATGTACCTGAAGCTTAACCCCGACGTGCAGGGCCAAGGATTTGCTCAGGCGTGGAATGGTCATCTGGAGAACTGGTATCGGGACTCAGGTGTGGGGTCGATACACGTAGGGGCCAACATCGACGTCGGCGGTTATGCGTGGGCAAGGCAGGGCTTCGATTTCGAAAGCTGGGCAACAGCTGACGGCGTGGCCGGGCGACTCAAGTGGCGGATAACTCAACACGCCACGAGATATGATACCGATCAAATCGCAGCTGCAAGGGAAATGATCGACAGGATGCGGCTTCCCTTCGACGACCCTCGCTTCCCAACCGCGTACGAGGTGTCAGAGACCGGACGGAAACCGGGCCAGGGACGGAATGACTTCTGGCCGGGGAAGGACGCCATGCTCGGCTCAAGCTGGAACGGAATCAAGCCAGTTCCGACAAGTGGCGCGCCAACGGTATCCTGATGACATGACTCCGGAGCGCCGCGCGAAACTGCTCGCCCTCGGTGAGCTGCACGATCAGTGGGTGGCGCGCAAGCTTCCATCCGCCCCATTCGATCCGGAGAGCCGACCGGACAGCAAGGACTACAACCAGCATTACGTGGACCTCGACTCCGACGACGACGAGTTCCATCGTCAAGCGATGGCCATCGTTCGCGGCGAATCCTGATCGGGCAGACCGCCTTAACTAACTGAAGACTTCCGCCTACGAAGGGCCGTTTCCGTTGGGAGCGGCCCTTTTCGCATGCCCAAAACAGGGAGGGCCGAACGGTGGCAACCCAACTTGACGAGCTGGATCTCGAAGAGGTCCGTGCTGCCGTCTGGGCCGAGGTGCAACAACTCGGCGTCCCCCTGTCGGTCCTTCAGCGATATGCCGAGCAGCCGACCGAAATCCGGTCACGTGCCAACGGACTATGCACCCGCGCGTTCGACTTCGAGCTCGACGGCACCGGCGGCGACGGCCGCACGCTTGAGGGCTATGCCGCGGTGTTCAACAAAGCCGCCCGTATCAAAGACCTGCAAGGCGACTTCGACGAGGTCATCCTCCCCGGCGCGTTCCAGCGCTCCCTGAGCAGGCGCACCCCGGTGCTGCAGTGGGATCACGGCAAGGACCCCTCCGTCGGCACCGCACCCATCGGTGACATCCAGGAGCTCCGCGAGGACGGCCACGGCCTGTATGTGCGGGCACGGCTCTACGACCACCCGAGCATCGACCGGGTCCGGATGGCGATCGCCGGCAAGTCGGTGAAGGGCATGAGCTTCCGGTTCGGGGTGCCGCAGGGCGGCGACAAATGGTCGACCCGCAGCGGCAACGTCGATCTACGCGAGGTGCGTGAGGCCGACACCTACGAACTCGGCCCGGTCGTGTTTCCGGCCTACGACGCCACGTCGGTGTCGGTGCGCAGCATGCTGTCCGGCCTCGACGCGGAGCAGATCCGCGAACTCGTCCACGAGCTTGACGCGCACCTGCGCGGCGCCGTGGACCTCACAGACCTCACCGGGCGACCCAGCGCGAGGCGCGCGGGTGGCGGTGACACCGGCCGCTATGGGCGGCCAGCCAATCCCCTGTCCGCGCGATTCGCCGACGACGGCGACTCGCTACGCCTGAGAGGCATTCTCTAATGAGCGACATCGAGATCCTTGCCGAACTGCGCGGCAAGGACGTCACCGCCATGCGTGACGACCAGACCCCCGACGAGCTGCGGGGCAAAACCCCCGACGAGCTGCAGGGTTTCCTCGACATCCTGGACGCGCACCTGCGCACCATCCACCAGGACGAGGACACCGGCGAGCTGCGGGACAAGACCCCTGACGAGCAGAAGGCGTTTGCCTACGGCCTCAAGCTGCGCGATAAGGCCGTCAGGATGATCGACGAGCATCGTGCGGTGCAGGAGGTGTTCCGCCGCCGGCCCAAGGCCGTCGAGGCCGCCTACCTCAACCTTGGCAAGGACAAGGACGACGCCTACGGCGACGTGCGCCGCATGACCATCCAGCAGGCACGAGACAAGGCCCTGCGGGTCCTTGACGACCGCAACGCGGCCGCGCACCTGCGCTCCGACGAGAAGGACGAGGTCGAGCGGCAGATCCGCACCTCGACCGACATCGCCCGCCGGATCCTGGTCACCGAGAACGAGGACTACCGCGAGGCATGGATGAAGCTGGTCACCCAGCCCCATCCGATGCTGTCCCAGGAAGAGGTTCAGGCGGTCCGTGCCTACAACGAGTACCGGGCGGCGTCGGAGGGCACGACCACCGCGGGTGGTTTCGGTATCCCCGTGTTCATCGACCCCAGCATCATCCTCACCGCCCAGGGCTCCGGGAACCCGTTCCTGCGGCTGGCCCGCCAGGTCGACATCAACACCAACATCTGGAAGGGCGTCTCCAGCGCGGGTGTGACCTGGTCGTTCGACTCTGAGGCCGCGGCGGTCTCCGACGACATGGCCACGCTGGCCCAGCCGACCGTGACGGTGTTCATGGCCCGCGGGTTCATCCCCTACTCGATCGAGATCGGGCAGGACTATCCCGGGTTCGCCACCGAGATGCAGACCCTTCTGTCGGCCGGCTACGACGAGTTGCTGGTGGACAAGTTCACGCGTGGTTCGGGTACCGGCGAGCCGAAGGGCATCCTGACCTGTCTTTCGGCGAACACCAACGTGCGTGTTCGTGCGGCCACCAACACGGGCGCGATCTCGGCTGCGGACCCGTACAGCCTGTGGCAGGCCGTTCCGCAACGTAACCGGCGTAACGCCTCGTGGCTGATGAACGTGTCGCTCAACAACGCGATCCGCCAGCTTGGCACCGCGAACGTCTACCACGCCTCGACGGTCACCTTGCCCGAGGGTGCGGTGGAGATGCTGTTCAACCGGGGTGTGTACGAGTCGCCGTACATGCCGAACCTGACCACGACCACCACGGCCACCGAGGGCTACGTGATCGCGGGTGACTTCTCGAACTATGTGATCGCCCGCCGTGGCGGCATGTCGGTCGAGCTGATCCCGCAAATCTTCCAGCAGGCCACCGCCGGTTCGGCGTACGGCATGCCGACAGGTCAGCGTGGCTGGTTCGCCTATTCGCGCATTGGCGGATCGTCGGCGAACGACCTGGGCTTCCGGCTGCTGGTCAACACGTAAGGAGTCGACCGAATGGCTGACGAGAAGAAGACCACCGTCGAGAAGGCCAAGCCGGCACCGCTGGCGAGGGCGGGCGAGGCGACCGATCCGGCCGTGCACCACCTGCTCGCCGAGCTCCAAACCGCGCGGATGAACGAGAACACCGCCGCGGTCGACGTGCTCACCAAGCGGCTTGCCGATCTCGGCTACGAGTAATCCACCTTTGTCGCCCTCGCCTGATCGTCGAGGGAAGAGAGCCCCGAACTTCCCAGGTAGTTCGGGGCTTTCGCCTACCTGGAAGGAAAAACGCAATGAGCACAGCAAAAGTCGTTTATGCCCTCGACACGGCGTCGATTGCGATGTCGACCGGCGGCACGTTCACGATTCACCGCGGCCAGAAGTACACCACCGATATGCAGGTGTACCGGGAGCAGCCGCAATGGTTCTCCGACGACCCGCTGACCGGGATGGAAGACGCGTCGGTGGAGCAGGCTACCGCTGGCCCCGGCGAGCGCCGGAACGCGCGCCGTGGCTGAGACGTTTGCGCACGACGCGCACTGCAACACCATCCACGATGCCGGTCCCGAGTCGTGCCCACCGGCCGATAGGACCGACGAGAAGGTTGTCCTGGCCTACGTCGTGTCCAACGACGTCGCCTACTCGTGGCATCGCAGCCTGATGGGCCTGGCCAACTTCGACACGAACCATCACGGCCGGCTCAAGGACGCGGGCGGGTTCCTGGCCATCAAGTACGGCACCGGCGGGCTGATCGAGGCCCGCAACCAGGCGGTCCAGGAGTTCCTTGACGACTGCCCGGGTGCGGACTGGCTGTTCTGGCTGGACACCGACATGGGGTTCGGCCCAGACACGCTGGAGCTGCTGCTGGCCGCGGCGGATCCGGTCGAGCGGCCGATTGTCGGCGGGCTGTGTTTCGCGCAGCGTGATGACGAGCCCGACGGTATGGGCGGCTGGCGCACCCAGGCCACACCCACCATCTACGACTGGATCACCATCGGGGACCAGTCCGGGTATGCGGTGCGGTGGGACTATCCGATGGACACGGTGACCCAATGCCACGCAACAGGATCAGCGTGCGTACTGATCCACCGCAGCGTGCTGGAGAAGATGCGCGAGGCGTTCAGCTCCGGCGAGATACGCCCAGCCTGGTATGACCGGCTACCGAACCCGTCGACGCAGCAGATCTTTTCCGAGGATCTGTCGTTCTGCGCCCGCGCGGGTGCGCTCGGCTTCCCGGTCTTCGTCGACACACGTGTGAAGACGAGCCATTTCAAGCACGTCTGGGTGTCCGAGGAGGATTACGTCCGGCAGCGGTTCGTTCAGGCGGCGGTGGACAAGCCTGCTGGCTCGACGCTTGCGGTCCACGTCGATGTTGAGGCGAGCCTGGAAACCCTTGCGGCGAACCGGCATGTGAAGCCGGACGGGATGCTCAAACTGGACGAGGACCTGGAAAGGTACCGGCAGATCATCGAGGCGACTCGGCCTGAGGTGATCGTCGAAACCGGTACGCGTTCGGGCGCGAGCGCGCGATGGTTCGCCGGGCAGGGATGTGACGTGGTCACCGTCGATATCAACCAGCCGGCCGACAACACCCATCTGTCCCGCATTCCCCATGAGGGTAGGGTCATCGACTTCGTGGTCGGGGATGCAAAGAACCCGGACGTGGCCCAGATCGTCGCCGATTTTGTCCGCGGCCGCCGCTGTATGGTGTCGCTCGACTCCGACCACTCTGGTCCACACGTGGCCAAGGAGATCGAGCTGTACGGGCCGCTCGTCTCGGCCGGGTGCTACCTCGTCGTCGAGGACGGCATTTTCGGCTACGCCACCCGCACCCTGCGCACCCAGCACGGGCTCGGGGAGATGGTCGGCTCGCCGCTCGACGCCATCGAGAAGCACCTCGAGGGCAACCCGGACTGGTCACGCGACGTCGCGATCGAGCGCATGTCGCCCGTGTCACATCACCCGGCCGGCTTCTGGATCCGCAATGGCTGACCTCGCGATCCTCACCCCGACACGTGGTCGGCCACAGCAGTTCGCCGAACTGGTCAAAGCGGTGGCCGCGACCCGGGGCGGTGGAACGATCACCGTGTGGGCGGGCATCGACGACGACGACGAATCCGACTACGGCCGTGCGCTTGCCGCGAACCTTGCCGACACGCGCCCTGGCGTCGGGCTGGAGCTGCGGCGTGGCCCGCGTAAGTCACTGTCGGCCTGGACCAACGAATTGGCGGCGGAAGCGCTTGCCGCCGCGGATCCGCCCCGGTATCTGGCCAGCCTCGGCGACGATCACCGGCCCAGGACGTTCGGCTGGGACGCCAAGCTGATCCACGCGATCGAGGCGTTGGAGGGGCCGGGGTTCGCCTACGGTAACGACCTGTTCCAGGGCGTGAAGATGCCGACCGCGTGGGTTGCTTCCGCGGAGGTGGTGCGGGCGCTGGGTTGGATGATGCTTCCCGGCTGTGCGCATATGTACGTCGACAACGCGATCCTCGAGCTGGGCCAAGCATCCGGGCGGATCTCCTACCGCTCCGATGTGGTCATAGAGCACCTGCACCCGTTGGCGGGCAAGGCATCGTGGGACGACTCGTACCGCGAGTCCAATGCCGACGAACGGTATGTCGCCGACCGCACGGCGTTCAAGGCGTGGCGAACCGAGTATCTCGTCGCCGACGCGGCAACGGTTGCCGGGCTGAGGAGGTGACCGATGGCACTGGGTGACCCATACGCGACCCTGGCCGAACTGAAGCTCCGTGTGGGTGGTGTCGCCGACGCCGCCCAGGACGCGGCACTCAACAACGCGCTCGCCGTTGCCACCTCCGGTATCAACTCGATCTGCGGCAGGCAGTTCAACAAGACCACCACGGCCAGCGCCAGGGTCTTCTACCCGAGGACCCAGCGGAGAGCGTTGGTGGATGACTTCCACACCATCACCGACCTGGCCATAAAGATCGACACAGGTGATACCGGAACCTACGACCTCACTTTGACCTCGAGCCAGTATCAACTCGAGCCGCTAAACGGAGTCGTGGACGGCGAATCCGGCTGGCCCTACTGGGTGATCCGCACGCTGCAAGGCACCGTGTTCCCCTGCAACCAGCGGGCGCCGCTTCAGGTGACCGCACAGTGGGGCTGGACGGCGGTACCGCCGGGCGTCAAAGAAGCGTGCCTGATGGTGAGCGAGGAAACCTACGCGCTCAAGGACACCCGCTTCGGTGTCGGTGGTGTGGCCGAGTGGGGCACGATCCGTGTGCGCGCCAACCCAATGGCAATGTCGATGATCTCCAAGTACATCCTCGACCCGGTGAAGATGGCCTGAGATGGGTTCGCTGGCGAACATCCGCACTGGCCTGAAGAACAGGCTGGCCACGATCTCCGTGCTGAACGCCCACGACAAGGCGCCGGCAACCGTCGTGCTCCCGGCGGCGTTCCCGTTGCCGGGGGCGATCGAGTTCGACGAGACCATGGCCCGCGGCGTGGATTCATACACGTTCACGGTCCGGGTGCTTGTCCAGCGTGCGACCGATCAGATCGCGCAGGAGAACCTGGACCCGTACCTCGATGGCTCTGGCACGTTCTCGATCAAAGCTGCGATCGAGGGCGACCCAACTCTTGGCGGGGCAGCGGATTGGACCCGCGTGGTCCGCGTTCCCCGGTACGGCGATATCGACCATGCGGGCCTGATGTATCTCGGCGCGGACTTCACCGTGGAGGTGAGCCCTGATGGCAGCTAAGCGATACCGGGTCCTCGTCGGGATCAACTACTTGCCGAAAGGCAAGGGCGACACCGAGAAACGTGCCGAGCCGGGCGAAGTCGTCGACGACCTACCTACCGGTGTCGTGCCGGTCTGGTTGGACCAGAAGGTAATCGAGCCGGAGGAGGCATCCGATGGCGCGTAGCCACGGTACCCAAACGCGGGTGCTCGTCAATAACGCGCACCTGTCCGGCAGCATCACCGGTTGGCGCTTCGAGCATCGCCGCAACCTGCAGGCCGACGTCACGGTGCTCACTTCGACCGGGGACCAGTTCTTGCCGGGCCAGCTTGCCGGCGGTCTGGGTATCAGTGGCGTGTTCGACTCGGCGGTAGGCGACATCGTCACCACGCTGGATACGGCGGCGGCCACTGCGGGCGGTCTGTTGACGACGATGTTCCCGGAGACGCCGGCGGTGGGCTCGTTCGCGTTCATCGGCGAGGGCAACGTGTCGGGCCGCGACTACCCGGGGGCGGTCAAGGATGCGATCCGGGTGTCGTTGGAGGCGACGCCGAATGACGGCGTGGACATGGGTGTCACGCTGCATGTGTTCGGCGCGCAGACCGCCGACGGCAACGACACCAGTGTGGACAACGCTGCGTCGTCTGCCAACGGTGGCGTTGCCTCGCTGCACGTGACCGCCTACACCGGATTCACCAACGTGGTGTTCAAAGTCCAGCACAGCACCGACAACTCCGCCTGGTCGGACCTGATCACCTTTACGACGGTCACCGCGACAACGTGGGAACGCAAAACCGTTACGGGCACAGTGAATCGATATGTGCGCGCGTTCTGGGACGTGACCGGCTCCGGCTCGGCGACCTTCGCGATGGCGTTCGCCCGCCGCTGATCTAACCCCCCTTAATCAACCCCGTCGCTGGCGGGGTCCTTTGTCATGCGCTGAGACGAGGAGTGATCACATTGGCGCGTTCACACGGCAAGGACGCCGTTTTCAAGCTTGACGACAGCGGCGGCACCCTACGCGATATTTCGAACCACGTGGACAATGTGTCCGGCCTGCCGGGTGCCCGTGCCCTGTCGGAGGTCACCTCCTACGGTGACACTGGTGACCGGTTCATTCCTGGCACTCAGGGTGTCAGCTTCACGGTGACGGGCCAGTTCGATTCGGCTGCTTCGACCGGTTCGGCGACTGTCCTGAATGGACTGCGGACGGCTGCGGCGACGTCGACGTACGAGTACGGGCCGGAGGGCAGCACCACCGGTAAGATCAAGTACACGGGTGAGTGTTGGATGGAAAGCTTCACCGTTGACACCAGCGTCAAGGAGAAGGTCCCGTTCAGTGCGACTTTCCGCACCGACAACGCCATCACCGTCTCCAGCTTCTGACGCGCCATGCCAGTCGACGTCCATGTTCACGGGCACGAGGGTTTCAACAAGATTGCCGCCGCATTCCATGCGGGTGCGGCGGACTGGGACTATCAGCTCGATCGTGGACTCGAGAACGCCGGTGAGGTGGTGGCCAAGGAGATCCGAACCTCCTCGAGGCCGTACATGCCGGCTGGATACGAGGAAGTCTTCGAGAAATCGCTGGTTACCAAGGTCACGGTGGTGGCGCACGGCCTGATCCGCCGCGCGAATGTTTCCGTGAAAGCGTTTGGCAGGAAGGGCCATCCACGTCAGGTGGAGAAGCTCGAAAAGGGCCTGCTTAAACACAAGTTTTGGGGCCGATGGGTCAACGTTCCGCAGGCGTGGCAGAAGATCCGGGCCGGGTTTGTGACGGAGCCGGCCAGGCGGGCAGCCGAGAGGGCAACCCGCGAGATCAAAAAGGCCGTCCGCAAAGTTACGGACAAGATTGAAAGGGCTATATAGCTATGGGGCTCATCGAGCTTCGACTGGGCGACGAGGACATCAAGGAGTTCGCGCCGGAGGGCGCACCCGAGTGGGTGCCCCTGGACCGCGACGGGCTTGACGCTGCACCGTTCGACGTCCTGCACCCGCTCGAGCGGGAAATCCGGCGAACCGACAAGACCAGCATCCAGAAGCTGATCTATGAGGAGTTCGAGGATACGACCGCGCTGGGCATCAAGGCGGCAGCGTGGCTGTCATGGAAATTGGCCGGGATCGACACGCCGCCGTGGGCCGAGTTCAACATCCGCACCAACGAAGTGCGCTGGCGCATGGACGATGATGCCGACCCCCCAGCTTCCGGCTCCTTGGAGCCCTCGTCGATGACCGAGACGATGACACCATCCACGGACTCCTCGCCGTCCTGATCCCTTGGTTCTGGCGTGCTTATCAGATGCCCGCCCGCGAGGTGTGGAAGTTGAACCCTCGCGAAACCTGTTGGTATATCGACGATTGGGCGTCCCGGCAGCCGTCCGGCTAATTGGCGTACTTGGCACACCGGGCGCCGATACGAAGGCCGGCCGCTTTGAAGTCGGTCATGTCGAAGGTCATTTTCCCGCCGGTTCTGCTCAGCGACAGCAGCTGCGCAAGCGTCGCCGTGGTTTGGCCGATGTCGTCACGGAGCTCGGGTGCGGCCATGTCCGAGATGAGTTTTAGGTCGTCGTAGGTCTTCTGCACCTTGGCCCAGTCGGCATTGTTCGGGTTTGCGATCACCGCGCTGACCACTGTCGCAGCATCGGTTGCCACCGGCACGAGCAGCACGCACGTGGCTTGCTCGTCGAGGACCTTGGCGCTCGGGCTCGAAACCGCCGGCATCGGCACTTGCGGTGGCGAGCCAGCTTGAACCACGCCGAACAGGCTGCGACCGAATACCAGGAGCACGGCCAGGCCGAGGCCAACCACCACGCCACCGGAAACGAGTAACGCGGTGGTGCGCCGTTTGGGCGGTTCGGCTTCGGGGGTTGGGCGGGTGCCGCCGGGCACGCCCCGGCCGATGCGGGTCACGTCGTCAGTCACGCGCGCAGGGTAGCTGTCGCACGCACGAGATCGCTTCAGCTGAGGGGGTCGATGCTGCGTGGCCACCGAAGTTGTCACCGTTGATGTTGTCGTACGGGATCGGGGCGGCAAGAAGGTCCTGAAGGACACCGGCGACGAGGCAAAGAAGACCGGCACCAGCTTCAGCGGCATGGCCAAGGACTCGAAGACGCTGCAGAAGCAGCTCTTCGACATGGACATCCAGCTCCGCAAGACCGCACAGGAGATGGAGCGGACCGGCGACACCAGTCTCGTCAAGGTCATCAATAAGCAGCGCCGCGAACTTAACGCCCTGGTGAAGGTCCGCAAGGACGTGTTGGGCATCGCCTTCGGTGGCAAGGATGACAGCGGCAAGAGCCGTGGGGGAGGCGGACTCGGTCGCCTTGGTGGCCGTGCCAGTCAAGCCGCTGGTGAGGGGTTAACCGATTCGCTGATGGCCCTTCGCGGCCCGGGAATTGCCGCGGCGGGCATTCTGGGTGTCGCTCTGTCGCCGGCGATCGGCGCCACCATCGCGATGGCGGTTCTCGGTGGTGTCGGCACGGGCGGCATCATCGGCGGTCTCGCCCTGGCCGCGCAGGACTCACGGGTTCAGGATGTCGGGGCGAAACTGGGCGCCCACGCCCTGGCCGCGTTCTCCCGGTCGGCGGAGCCGTTCGTCGCGCCCGCGGTTGAGGCGATGGGCGTGCTGCGGGGCGTGGTCGACGACGTCAGCGGCGACATGCGCCAGGCGTTCGCCACCATCGCACCGGTGCTTGTGCCGCTGACGCAGGGACTTGGCGGGTTCGTCCATCAATTGATGCCCGGCATCACCAAGGCGATGGAGGGCGCCCGCCCGGTGATGCTGATCATCGGCCAGGAGCTGCCGAAAATAGGTCACGCGCTCTCCGTGTTCTTCAGCACCATCGCCGCCGACCCCCGCGGGGCAATACGCGCATTCCAAGATCTGAGCCGGATCATCCAGGGAACGATCATCGCGACTGGGAATCTCATCGCTTTCCTGGCCAAGGTTTGGGGCGTCCTCGGTCCGATCATTCAGGCCAGCCAGGGTGATCTCCCCGGTATGGCGGTGTCGATCGCCGCTACCGAAATGGCGCTCGCTGACGCCGCGAAGATGAGTACCGAAACGTCGAATGCGTTCGACGGCGTGGGTGACTCCGCGAAGACCGCCGCCGAGCGAATGGGGCTGCTCAACGCGGCGATGGACAAATTCTTCGACCGGACGCTGGGCCTTCGTGGCGCAACTCGCGAGTACGAGGCCGCGATCGACAACCTCACCGAAACGATCAAAGAGAACGGCAAGACGACCGACGAACGCACCGCGAAAGGCCGCGCCAACGATCAAGCCATCGACGACACCATCCGTGCGATCAAAGATCTGCGCCAGGCCAACATCGACAATGGGATGGCCGTCGAGGACGCGAACGCCATCTACGACCAGCAGCTCGAGCAACTGCGCAAAACCCTTATCAAGCTTGGCCTCAACAAGGACGAGGTCAACAACCTCATCGCCGCCATCAAGGCGATCCCGCAGATTGCCGAGGTCGAGGTGCGGGCCCCCGGCCTACTGGAGGCGCTGGCCAAGGCCCGGGAACTGTCGGCGTTGCTGGGTGGGGCGTCGGCCGCGCAGACAGCGAGATATCGAGCTGGCGACACGTCCGGCTACGGCGGCGGCCGGGCATCCGGCGGATATATGGCGCCAGGCATGTCCTACGACGTTGCCGAGTCCGGCACTGGCGTCGAACGGGTCAAGATGCTCGCCGGCGGCGGCGCGGTCGTGCAGAACATGGACCAGTGGTCCTCGGCCGGGGCTATGGCCGGCGGTGGTTGGGCTGGCGGCGGTAGCGGTGGCGGGAATGTGATTTTGGAGGTCCGCTCGTCCGGCAACGAGGTGGACGACCTCATCTCAATGATTATTCGTCGGACGGTGTCGGTGGTCGGTGGCGGGTCTGTGCAGAAGACCTACGGCCGGGATGACCGCTGATGGCTTTCCCTGCAACAGCTCTGCCGGTCCGGTCGCGCCTGTTCATCGGTGGCCAGTGGGTTGACTTCTCGTCATCGACGCTGATCCGTGAGCCGATCACCATCGGCCGGGGCATCCCCGACTACGGGGTGCGCGCCGACCCGTCCCGTTGTTCGCTGTCGCTGAAGAACCCGTCCGGTGTGCTGTCGCCGCGGCTGCCGACTGGTACCTACTACGGCTTGTTCGGGCAGAACACGCCGTTGCAGGTGGTTCTCGACGAAGCGTCGGACACGTTCAGCCGCACCAGCTCGAACGGTTGGGGCACAAGCTCTTCCGGCCAAACATGGGCGACCTCGGGTGGTGTGGCCGGCGACTTCGCGGTATCGGGCGGCAACGCCACGATCTCGATCTCGGCCGTCAACTCGTTCCGGATCACCGCACTCAACGTGAGCGTGGCCGACTGTGATGTCGTTGCCTCGGTCAAACCCGGCGTGGTGGCCACCGGGGATCAGATCTACATCGGCCCGGTCTTGCGCTACCAGGACGACAGCAACCTGTACTGGGTTGCCGTCAGCTTCAGCAACGACAGCACCGTCACGGTACTGATCGTCAAACGCGTTGGTGGTGTCAACACTGTTGTCGCCTCCAGCAACACCCTCGGCTACTACATCGCGACCAGCCAATGGCGTGTGCGGGCGAAGATCTGCGGCCGGGTCATCACCGCCAGAGCATGGGACGCCACAAGGGGTACCGAACCGTCGACGTTCGACATCTTCTACGCGGATACCGCCACGGATGCCATCCTCACCGCCGGGAAGGTCGGCATCCGCACGATCCTTGGTGTCGGTAACACCAACACCCTCCCGGTCTCGGTGACGACCTCCAGCCTGGAGGTTGTGCACCACCGCTGGAACGGCGAGGTGCCCGTCTGGCCGCTGGACTGGAACCTGGCCGGCACCGACGTGTGGACGTCCATCGAGGGTGCCGGGATTCTGCGGCGCATCAACAAGTCCAAGGAAAGCTTCAGCGCGATCCGCCGGGTGTTGAAGAGCTTCGGCAATGTCCTTGACTCCGTGGTGGGCTACACCGACCGGCGCCCCAAAGCCTACTGGTCACTGGAAGAAGAAGACGGCTCCACCATCGCCAGTTCGGGCCTACCCGACGGGCAGCCGATGACGGTCAGCGGCACCGTCGATTGGGCGTCGATCAGCTCGATGGTCGGATCGGACCCGTTGCCGGACATGATGAACGGCCCGGCCGTTCTCGTCGGATCGGTGCCCGTGCAGGACACCCTTACCGGGACGTGGACCGTCGGCGCGGCGTTCACCCCACCCACGTTGAGCGCCAACTGGACCGCTTTGGCATGGAAGGCGGCCGGGGCGGCATTCGAGCGGTTCGAGTTGCGGCTGACTGGCACCCTGGACCTGTACGGCATCAACGGAACCACGGCAACCTTGCTGGCTTCCCTGGCGTACAGCGACTTGGCCCAGCGGCCGACGTTTGTGATGGTCAAGGCGGAGACGTCCGGGTCGGATACCACGTTCCGCATTGTGACGACGGACGCGAACTACACCCTCGAGATCGATTCGGCCACGTACACCGCGGCCGGTACGGTTCCCGGCTACCCGACCGAGGTGTCGGTGTTCTCGGTGACGGGTGGCGCGTCGGACACCGCCGGGATCGGCCACGTCACGGTGTGGGACGGCACCTTCTTCCTGCTCGCCGACACCCAGGGCGCGGACATCGTCAGCGCTGTCCAGGGCAACAACGGTGACTACGCGATCGCCCGGCTGCGGCGTCTGTTGGAACGCCAGGAGCAGCTGCCGTTCATCTACTTCGGTTCTGAGTCGGAAAGGCTTGGCCCGCAACGTTCCGCGCGGCTTTCGGATCTCATCGACGACGTCATGGTCGTGGACAAGGGCCTGTTCTATGAGGCCCGTGACGAGAACGCGGTGGTGTTCGTGCCGCGGGTGCAGCGGTACAACCAAACCGTCACCCTCGCCCTCACCTACGGCAGCAGCGGCCATGTGGCGCGCGGGTTCAAGCCGGTGGAAGATGACCGCGACGTCGTCAACGACCTGACCGTCGTCCGCGACGGTGGCGCCTCGGGCAGGTACGAGAAACGCACCGGACGTAAGTCGGTCAACGCCCCGCCAGACGGGTCGTATCGCAACCCGCAGCAGAAAACGTTGCCGCTGTACGACGACAGCCAGCCGTATCAGCATGCGGCGTGGGAGACCAACGTCGCTGTGTGGGATGAGGCGCGGTATCGGTCGGTGCGGGTGGACATGGCCCGGTCGGCGCGGGATGCCTCCACCATCTACGAGCAGGCGAAGCGGGTCGATGTTGGCAGCCGGTTGACGGTCGCATCGCCGCCGGCGTGGCTGCCGCCGGACCTGATCGACCTGCACTCCCTCGGCCTGGTGGAGCAGATTGGCGGCGGGCAGCGGATCGGCGCTTACGCCTGGTCCATCACAGCGTCAACGGTTCCGGCTGGCCCGTACACGGTCGGGGTGCTCGATACCGCGTCGCTGGACAAGCTTCAGACGGCGGGCTGCGAGCTGATGGTCAACCGCACCACGGTCGACACGTCGTTCACCGTCCACACTTCGGTCCTGCCGAAGTGGAAAACCGGTGCCGGGCTGTCGATTGCGTTGATTCAGGCGGGCGAGCGGATGACCGCGACCACGATCGCGAACGTGACACCGTCGTTCGTGGCGGCCGGGACGGCGGCGCACGGCAACAACGCCTCACTGAACCCGGGCTTGCCGGCCGGGCTGGCGGGCGGGGATCTGCTGCTGCTGTTCGCCGGGATCCGTAACAGCGGCACGGGCTTCCCGTGGGCACCGGACAGCAGCTGGGACACGTTGCTGGACATGGGCAACGCGAAGCTATTCGGCAAGTACGCCCAGTCCGGCGAGTCCACTCCGGCGGTGGATTTCGTTGCGGGCACAACGAACGCGACCACCTCGGCGCAGACGGCGGCATTCCGCGGTGTCGGCCGGACGGTGGTCAACCGGGCCACGCAACTCAACGGCTCGGCACAGAACATCGCCTACCCGGCGCTGACCATCGCCCGCGACAACTGCCTGGTCCTTTACTTGGGCTGGAAGCAGGACGACTGGACCAGCGTCGCCACGATCGCTGGCGCGACCGAGATCGGCGAACCGTCGTCCACGACCGGCGATGACCAAGGCCTGGCATGGGGCTACCTCCTGCAAGGCACGGCCGCCAACATCGCCGCTGGCTCTTTCGTGGTGACCGGCGGCACGTCACAGATCAACCGCGGTGGCGTGATCGCGCTGGCCTCCGATGTGCAAACCCTGACCGTCACCCGGTCGGTCAACAGCGTCGTCAAGGCGCAGACGGCACGCACCGCAATCAAGGTCTACCAAGCGTTCCGGCCCGGTCTGTAGAGGAGCGTCGATGGCATTCACCGCATATCCGGCCGCTGGTGAGGATCTGACCGCTGCCACCTTGCAGTCGCTGATCTCGGAGCTGCGGCCAATCTTTGTGCGCAAGGCCAGCGACGAGACGGTCAACAACACGGCAACTCTGCAGAACGACGATGAGCTCGTCGCCGCGGTGCTGGCCAACGCCACTTACGAGGTGTTTCTCCGGCTGATCGTCAACTCGGGCACGACACCGGACTTCAAGTACGCGTTCACCGTGCCAGCTAGCGCCACGGGTAGCGCGCAGCTGTACACCGGCTCCAACCCAGACACGGCGGCGTCCTCGCTGCAGGGGCCGGCAAGCATCACGGCGACGGGTGCGGCGTCTGGTGTCGGCGCCGATCAGGTGATCATCGTGCAGGGCATTCTCATCGTCGCGGCGACGCCTGGCAACTTGCAGTTCCAGTGGGCGCAGAACACCGCGACCGTCGCGAACTCTTCGGTGAAGGCGAACTCCTATCTGAAATTACAAAGGGTGGCCTGATATGGCTGATGGTCCGTTACCGATTCAAGGCGTGGACTATGCGTTCCCGCCGCGTCCGAACATTCAGCAGTTGGCCGCGGCGGACCCGCCGATTAAGTTCGCCTGCCGCTATGGCGGTCCCGGTTCGATCGACAAGCAACTCGACCCCGACGAGGCACGGGCACTGTCGGCGGCCGGGGTGGCGATCGTCGCGAACGCTGAGGGCGCCGCGGGCGGTCTGGTTGGCGGCTACTCGACCGGTGCGTCGTGGGCCCGTTCGGCGGAGGCGCGGTTCAAGGCGTGCGGTATGCCGCCGGGCCGGCCGATCTACCTCTCCGTCGACTTCGACGTTCAGTCGAACCAGTGGGCGGCGGTCGCGAGCGCCTTGCGTGGTGCGGCGGATGTGCTCGGCGGGGTGCACCGGGTCGGCATCTACGGCGGTCGGCACGCGATCGAGTGGGCGCGCCGTGACGGTGTCGCCGAGTGGTTTTGGCAGACCTACGCCTGGAGCTCCGGCATCTGGGTGCCGGGCAATCACATCGAGCAGTACCACAACGGCGTCAGCTTGGCAGGCGCTGACGTGGATCTGGACCGGGCGCTGACCGGCGACTTCGGCCAGTGGACAGTGAATGGAGCGGACGATATGACACCGCAAGAACACGCCTGGCTGTACAACACAGCCCAGATCATTTACGCCCTCGCCGCCCTGTGGCTGGAGGTGGACGTGGTCAACGCCGAAACCGGCAAGCACTACATGCTGGATCTGCGTCCGTACTGGGAGAAGGTGGCCGGCGCAGAGCTGACCCCAGCGGATGTTGCCGCCGTGGCTGAGGCCGCGGGTAAGGGTGCCGCCGCGGGCGCGACGGGTGCGGTGGCTGGGCTCAGCTTCGATCTGAAACTGGACGGAACCGCACACCAGCCGGGCGCTCACGGCGCCCTCGACGGCGCGACCCCACAGGCTGGCTGAGTCGTGTGGTCGGAGCTGACGCCTTTCGCCGGCCCCGTCTCGGCGGTCTCCGTGATGGGATTCGTGACCTGGCTGGTCCTCAAGGGCCGGCTGATCGCGCTGTCCACCCATCAGGCGATCGTCGCCTCCAAACAGGAGGTGATCGACTCGAAGAAGGAGGAGATCACCTCACTGCGCGAGCAACTGCGCAAAGTTCAGGAGCAACGCGACGAACTGATGGGGCTGGCGCACGTGGCGGTCGCCGCGGTGCAGGCCATCCCCGCCGCCAAGGACGCGGTCACATGAAGCCGCCGCGGTGGCTGCGGTGGCTGTTCCCGCGCGATGCGAAACCGGAGGCCGAGGCGGCCGCCCGGGAAGCGGAGCAGGCGCGTCAGTCCGCAGCCCGTGCGGCGCAACGGATGGAGGCCACCAAGGAGATGGACCCGGAGGTGTCGACTCTGGCCGAGAAGGTGCGGCAGCTGGCCGACCGGGATGTGTTCGCACAAATGCTGGCAGCAACGTTCAAGGATCGTCGATGACCTGGGTTTTGGTGACGTCACGGGTGATGTTGGTGGCCGCGTTCCTGGGCGGTCTGTCGTTCGTGGCCATCTACTGGTTGTCGTCGCGGTGGTGGAGAAGCGACATCGGCCGCAACATGATGGCCTTCGCCATTTCGGAGACGGTCTTTCTCGGGGTGTCGGTGGCTGTGTGGCTGTTCGGGAATTTCCCCGGGCGGCTGTGGTTCGGGCTGGTCGCTTTCGCGATGTTCACGGGTGCGTCGTGGTGGCGCACGGCGGTGTTGGTGCGGCTGCTGATGAGGCGTCGCCGCGAGGATGCGGCACAGCAGGACCGAAATCTACGAACAGACGTTCTAATCCGTCAAGCCCAGGAGGGGCACATGAAGAACTGGCTCAAGCGTGACGCGCTCAACCGGGCGTGGAGGGCGATCCTGCAAACCCTCGGCGCGGTGGTCGTCATCCCGGCAGGTACCGCCGGGCTCCAGTACGTACAGATGGCGATGGCCGGCGCGGCAACCGGGGACGGCTTCGACTGGTCCGCGGTGGGCCACTCGGCGTTGTGGTCGGCTGGTGTCGGCGCGGTGATCTCTGTGCTGGCGTACCTGCACCGGATGAAGCTTGACCCGTCGTGGATTCCGTCCGCCGAGCCGCCGACCCCGCCACGTGCCGACGGCGGCCAGAACTACACGACCGGCCCGCGGTGAACCCGTTCTCCTGGCTGTGGGTCGGCTGGATCGCCTACTTCGCCGCGGTCGAGGGCGTCGCCCTATACCAGTCGGGCAAGGCCATCCGAGCAGGCGCAGACGACCCACGTGACACCTTCAGCGAGCACATGTGGGTGTGGTTCGGCGTCAACCACAAGGGCACCGGCGTGGACCGCCAAGCGGGTGCGTGGGCGCGGATCCGCCGGATCGTGCTCGGCGCTGGACTGCTGTGGTTGAGCATCCATTTCCTCGCCGGCGGCAGCATCGTCTGACCCCCAGAAACACGAACGCCCCCGCTCGCTCTCCACATCGGAGAGTGGGCGGGGGCTCCTTTTTGCTGCTCATGCTGCGTAGATGGTGATGACGGCCAGCGCGAGCATGAGGTTGATGGCGTAGCGGGCGGCGATGTCGGTGTAGCGCCACAGGCGGTAGCTGGCGGCGGCACGGGGCTGATGTCCGGTGCGGACCATGAGGTGTCTCCGTAGGCTGTGGTGGGCCGCCGGGCCGAGGTGTCGCTAGCATCTCGGGCCGGCGGTTCTTCGTCAGCGGCTGAAACGGTCGAGGACCGCGGCGCGCTCGTCGTCGGTCGGCTGGCCGAACCCGGCCGGGAGTTCGCCGAGGATCCGCTCGGCGTCGGCGCGGTTGGCTGCCCCGCGGCTGAGTAGGTAGTCGTGGATGACGTTGACGATCGGGTGGTTGTCGCCGAGCCGGTTGCGGTAGTCGAAGGATCCGGTTTCCATGGTGTGCCTTCCTGTTGTGGGTGCCGGTCTGGCCGGTCACGGCACGGGCTCGCGGGTTAGGTCGAGCCCGGCCGAAACGGTCAGACCGGCTCGCCGAGGACGGCGCCCCTCGCGGCTGCCTCGCTGTAGTAGTGGCCTGCGTTGTAGGAGTCGGTGCACGCGTCATGCACGGTGTCCGCGACACGGATCATCACCGTGTCGAGCCGCTCGCCGAGTAGCGGTGCGAGTTCCTTGCGGAGCTTGCTGAGGTGGTCGGAGCTGATGTCGTCGACGGCGGGGTTGATTCCGAGCTGTGCCATGGTCGTTTCCTTTCGTTGGTGTTGCCGGTCTGGCCGGTTCAGCCGCCGCCCGGCACGGTGTCCGGGCGGGACTGGATCGGTCAGCGCTTGGCCAGGTGGGCGAGTGCCTCTTTGTCGGCGGCGGACAGGATCACGGCCGGGTGGCCGGGGCTGGTCGGTGCGAGTTCCTCGAGCTTCTTGGCGGCGGCACGCTCGCGACGGGCGGCCTTCTGCGCCTCGGCCTTGGCCTCCGCCTTGGCTTTGTTCGCGGCCTTGGTGGCGTTTGCCTTGGCGGCGATCTCCTTGCGTCGGGCGGCGGCGTCTGCTGCGGCTTGCTGCGCTAGGGCGTCTGCGGCTGCCTGGGCTGCGGCCTGCTGCGCGGCGGCGTCGGCGAGGGCTTGCGCGCGGGCGGCCTCGGCCGGGTCGACTACGGGCTCGGGGGTGGCGACCGCGTAGGCGGCCCGCTCGATGCGGTCCATCTCGGCGAAGTCCGGCTTGAGCACCGACCCGACCAGCTCACCGAGCGGAATGAAGACCGGCAGCGACAGTGCGGCGAGCTTGACGCCGATCGACCCGTGTCCGGCGAAGTTGATCGCGGCGCTGGTGAGCACTGGGATGACGACGACGCGTGCGGCCACGCGGGCGGCGGCGGGGATCAGGGCGGGGGTGGAGATGGCCAGGACGCACACGATGGTGAGCAGATCGACCAGGCCGGGCAGGCCGTAGGCGATCTCGGCTGGCGCCTCCCATCCGAGCAGGGTGCCCGACTGGTGGCGGTAGCTGATGACCGCGACGCCTGCTGTGATGAGCTTGGTTGCGAAGCTGACGATCGCGATGGTGCGTAGCTGCCGTTTGGCGAGCTTGGCGGCGTAGGTGGCGGCGAATTCCTGCGCTTGCGTGATGTGCGGGGTGGTGTTCATGGCTTCCTCCGGGGAGTGAGAGCTGGGGTTCGCGGAGCTGCTGCTCGACGCGATGCAGACAAGGATGCAGTCTCAGTACTGCATTCGCAAGTGGACCGTGACCTGCGCGTACGCGATACCGCGCGTGTATAGATAGCGCAGACCGGACCGGCACCTACCCCTTTATGTCCGCTTTTGACATAGACCCGGGGGTAATTTGTTCGGAGAGTTAGCGATCTTCAATGCCCACGAACCGGACAGGAGGATGCAGTCTTAGTACTGCGTACCTACAAGACTGACCGATCGGCGGATCTGGATTGGAGCGGGTGTGTCCGGATTCGCCGGAGTCCGCGCTAAAAGATCATGCGATTAGAGATCTACAGTACGTGTGTCCTGCTCAAAACGGACGTGACGCAGTGTGAGTACTGCATCCGTGCTACCCTCGGAGCATGGCCGAACCCAGGGTCCGCATCACCATCGACGGCCGCGTCGCCCTCACCGTCGAGCAGATCGCCGCACGCAAGGGCGTCAAACCCAAGAGCGTCACCGGCGAGCTGACGCGCTACGGCATCGAGCACGATGCGATGCTCGACGGCCGAAAGAAGATCTACTTGCAAGCCAAGATCGATGCCTGGTGGGACAACCGAGTCGGCAAGGGCGGCGCCAAGAAGTCTGCCGCCGAGTAGGCGGCGCCCCTGGCTCTCGACAAACCAGGGGCGCCCTTCCCGCGGGGAGTGCGCGCTAACGAACCGCCGCCGCGAGGGTCTTAGGCGGCGCCCCGACACCGTCAGCGAACGGGGCGCCGCTGTGCCCGGGGGATGCGTCCGGGCTGTTTTGGCCGGGGCGGGCGTGGAGGACAGCAAGTCCTGCGGAGGAAGTGCGGTCAGGCCCGCCCCGGGGCTTATGTGCGCCGTCGGGCGGTGATGCCTTGGCCTTCGACAGCGCGGCGTGCTTGGTCTTCGGCGTGGTTCGCCGCCTCAACCGGGTCGAGATCGTTGGGGGGGACGGGCTCCGGCTCGCGACCTTGCCCGTCCCCGGCAGCTTCCAGCGCCGGGTGTTGCCCACCGTCCGGTCGCGCCATGCCACAAGACGATGCCACGATGCGGCCGAAAATGGAATACATGGAGTGGCCACATCCCTCCATAGCGTGCGCGGCCAGGTCGTATGCCTGCGAACATGGCCACGTGGATCAAGTCGGGCCTGCGCTGGAGGCGCTGCGTGACGCCGAGGCGGGCGTGGTGCAGGCGCAGGAGCGCGCCCGGCAGCTCGTTGCCGATGCCCGCGCGAAGGTCGCCGACGCTCGCACGGTGCTGGCCACCGCGATCGTCGATGACTACCTCGACGGCGCCCGCGTGTCGGAGCTGGCCGTCAGGGCGGACTACAACCGGGAGACGATCAGGCGCATCCTGCGTGCGGCTGGTGTCGAGGCGGAGTGACCCGCTTCGGGTTAGTAATCCTTTTGGGCGACGGGGGTCGTTAGGGGATTCCCTACTTGCGGGCTGGTCGCGCTCCCATGGTCGGTGAGTGTCGTGATCTGACAATCACCACTGATGTGGATCTATAAAACGAGCGAGAGTACGCGCACATTGCTACTCGTGCAATTGCATGATGGTCCATTTGAGAATCACCTGTTCATGCGCTGGTGTGAATTCATTCACGGTGGCAGCCTTCGGGGTCCGGCTCGCGACCAACCTGGGGGTGACCAGGACATTTACGTCCGTTCATGCGACGCAGGAGGCGCACCACAATGATCAGCCGACCCCATCAATCCATCCACACACTGTGGGCACGGATCTCCGCCAAGATCGATGCCGTAACACTCAAACGGTGGAGTGTCACCGTCTTCCGTCCGGTGCGTGGGGCTATGACCGGCCCCGAGCGCAGCCGAGACGATGCCGAGCAGAGGCAACTGATAGCCGAGGCAGTTCGGGTCTACCTGGAACCCGACAGCCAATGGCGCCTCAACCTCATCAAGGAAATCGCTGACCACATCAATGGCGACAACGGGATCGCTCTCGCTGCCATCGAAGGATCCCTATTGGACCTGGGCCAGAGAACCGCCGAAATGCGGGCGGACCTCGACCGACTCCGACAGTGCCACTAGGGCGCGGGGGGGCGCGATGCTCAAATCCGTTGTCCTGTTGCCTGATGTCGAAGCGCACCGCTGGCTGATGATCTGCGGCCAGTACTGCACCGCGCATCACTACGAGATCGTCGCGGTCGTTCACGTCTGGGCGGACGCGATACGAATGATCAGGGATGGCCGTGCCACCGTGCTCGTTGCTGGGCGGCACGACCACCTTCCTCCCGACAGATCTCCACGAGTGGAGATTGTTGTCGAGCACAACGAACCTACCTCCACATCGCCGTCGCGGCGTAGGCCCGTGCGGCGGAACCGTGATCGCCGACCGGCGACCAAGCCGTAACAAATGATCGAGGGGGAGCCGGGGTGCGGCCGGCTCCCCCCTCGTGCGTGCGCTCAGTCGAAGGTGGGCAGCCCGTTGACGGCGGCGGCTACATCGTCGTCCGGGGTTTCGATGTACAGCACGGTCGTGGCCGGGTTGGCGTGACCCATGGCCTTCTGCATCGCGCGGATGTCCTTGGTCGCGCCGTAGCCCTTGGTGCAGAACCAGCCGCGCAGGCGGTGCATCGACAGGCCCGGCGCGCCGAGGCGCACGCACGCCTTCTTGAACCGGTTCGAGATGTCCTCCCGATCAAGATCGGTGATCGGGCCTGGGGGAAGATCGCGCACGGCCGCCCACACGATGGGGTGGGTGGGCACGCGGCGCGGCTTACTGCCCTTGCCCTCGTGGATGGTGGTGGTCTGCTCGGTGATGTGTTCGCGGTGCAGGCGCTCGATCTCGACGCAGCGCAGGCCTTCGTAGGCGGCGAGTTTGCCCCAGGTTCGGTAGGGTTCGGCGGCCTGGGTGAGCACGATGCGGACATCGTGGTCCTTGCCGACCCGGGGTAGGCCGGGTGGAACCTTGGGCCTCGGGATGTCGGCCATCGGGTCCCAGTCGAGTTCGCCGGTGCCGGTGTGGTGGCGGAAGAACCCGGCCAGGGCGCCGTAGTAGGTGGCGCGGCTGGATGGTTTGAGGCCGTCGCGCCATAGCCAGGCGCGTAGCTCGGTTTCGTGGGCGACGTCGAGGCCGCAGGGTAGGTCGCGGTGGGCGGTGTCCAGAATCCACTTGTAGGTCTTGATGGTGTCGGTGGTGCAGCCGGCCTCGCGGAGGTGGGCGATGTACTCGTCGATGAGATCAAGCGCCATAGGTCACACCCTGCTCACGGTCGGTGCGCATTGGTATCACACCCCCGGACACCAATGCGGCGTGAGCTGGCGAATTTCGGACCGGTCGGCGGGTGGTGTCCCGTGGTGCTGTCCGGTTCGGGTGGCCGAATGGCCGGGGCCGTTCGGTCAGGCGCGTCTTGCGAACGTTAGATACCTGACCCGGATTCACTCCGTCTCGAGCTGTGGTAATTAAACGCCCCTCACGGTCGCGTGGCAGCAGGTCAAGAACGTCAACGGCCAGGATCGATGCGATCTTCTCCAGGTCGTCTAGGTCAAATGCGGTCTCGCCGTTGAGGCGCCGCCAGATGTAGGCCTGGCTGACCCCCATGTGGCGAGCGAGCTGGGTGGCGCTCATCTTCCGCCGTCCCAGGAGGGCGCGTAGCTCCTCTGCTACGTGCTCTCGCAGCGACGTGGTGGTGCCGCCGTCGCTGGCCGTCTCAGTCTCTCTCATAGCGAGATTCTTACACGCTGGGCGGGTATCGAGCAACCCCGAAGTATGCCATTGGCTAGCCGAACGGCGGATCTAAACGCTTAGCGTGTTGACTGTGAAACGCTGAGCGTGTTAAATCTAAGTCATGCGCGTTGATAATGCGGAGACCGAGCTGACGATGGCAGTTGCTGCCGAGGTCAGAGCTGAAATGGCGAGGCAGCGCGTCTCCCAAGTCGCCCTCGCGGAGCGCTTGGGATGGATCCAGCAGCGCCTCTCCCGCCGCATGACCGGCGAGGTCCCGTTCGCCGTGCCGGAGCTCTCGGCCGTGGCGGACGAGCTTGGCGTACCCATCACCAAATTCCTGCCCGAGCACGCCCAGAGGCTCGCCGCCCCCTGATCTCCGGGCCGGTTCGCGAGGTCTGCTCCGGGCCGGTCCGCGAAAAAGACCGGGTTCCCGCCGCCCCGCTGGTGACGGCGGGAACCCACAACACCAGCACACCAGCAGCCACCCGAAAGGACACACCATGCCCAAGACGAAAGTCGACCGGCTCACCCAAGCACAGGAGGCACAACTCGCACCCTGGCGCGACATGTGGCTCAACCATGGCCTATCCACCCAACCCGCCGACCGGCCACGCGCCGAGGCCGGAGTCGCCAAGGCATACCGCGAAGCCGGACTCGAACCGCCACGCATCATCGTGTGGCTCGACTCGCCGCTGGCTGGATGCATCGGCGCGGCGATGCTGGCGAACCTGCCCGGGGGCCAGGTCGGGGGCCAGGTCTGGGACCAGGTCAGGGGCCAGGTCTGGGGCCAGGTCAGGGGCCAGGTCAGGGACCAGGTCTGGGGCCAGGTCAGGGACCAGGTCAGGGACCAGGTCAGGGACCAGGTCTGGGGCCAGGTCAGGGACCAGGTCAGGGACCAGGTCAGGGACCAGGTCTGGGACCAGGTCTGGGGCCAGGTCAGGGACCAGGTCAGGGGCCAGGTCGGGGGCCAGGTCTGGGGCCAGGTCGGGGGCCAGGTCTGGGGCCAGGTCTGGGGCCAGGTCGGGGGCCAGGTCTGGGGCCAGGTCGGGGGCCAGGTCGGGGGCCAGGTCAGGGACCAGGTCAGGGGCCAGGTCGGGGGCCAGGTCAGGGACCAGGTCAGGGACCAGGTCAGGGACCAGGTGTCCAAAGCCCTCTACGGGCAGCACGAAGCCGGCTACCTGTCCTTCTACGACTACATGCACCGCATCGTCGGCATCGCCGCCGCCGCCCGGCTGGAGGGCATCGGCGAGGTAGCCCAGTCCGCCGGCTGGTGGTGGCCGTTCAAAGGCGCGGTCATCCTCACCGAGCGTCCCACCGTGCTGCACCGCGACGCAGAACACCGGCTGCACTGCGAGGACGGCCCGGCATTGGCATATCCGGACGGCTGGCCCATCTACGCATGGCATGGCACCCGCGTGCCCGACTGGGCGGTGACCGGCCCTACCGCGGACCTGATCCACGCCGAACCGAACATCGAGATCCGCCGCTGCGCGATCGAAAGGCTGGGCTGGGACGGGTACATCGCGCAGGCCGACCTTCAGCTGTCGGCGCCGGTCGACGACCCGGGCAACCCGGGGCAGCAGCTGCGGCTGTCGCAGCCGATCGGGATCTTCGGCACCCGCCGCGATGAGCTTGTGCGGGTTCTGTTGTGCACCAACGGAACCGTGGAGCGGGGCGGGATACGGCGCCGGTTCGGGCTCACTGTCCCGGCCACTATCACCGACCCCGTGTCAGCTGCCGCCTGGTCGTACGGCTGGCCTGTCCACACCTATATGCAGCTTCAGCGTCGCACCTAACCCAACCAGCAACAGAAGGAGATCTGTCGTGTCAACGACTTTCGCCGCTCTGAAGGAGCGATTCAACACCACCACCGAGTTCGTGGGCGAGTTCGCCGCCGACCTGGACATCCCGGTCCTGACCGGGCCCCAATGCCAGGGCGATGTGTCGGTCTGCCCAGCCAGCCTGTACGGGGCCAAGCCGACCTTCGGCGATGCCGTTGCGGTGACCGGCGCCGGGGTGGAAGTGATCCGGGGCGGGGCGATGAACAACGCCCACACGCTGCGGTCGCTGGATGCCGGTGTGATGTGGCGACCGGTGCTGTTCTCGGATGAGGGCGTGGCGCTGGGCGAGTTGACGGTTCCGGCGGGGGCGCAGTGCTTCCTGGAGCACCCGGAGCACGGCTTCAACGGTGTCGCCGCAGGGACGTATGTGATCGGCCATCAGCGTGAGCAGGCCGAGGCCGTGCGCATGGTCGCCGACTAACCCGTCGCAGCAAGCCGGGGTCCCGGCATTTCCCCCCCAGTTCGGCCGGGACCCCCACAAGCCAAGCAGCACAATCCCAAGAGCCGCAAACGATTGAGGGCTCCGCAGCACCGGAGCCCCAATCTCGGACCACGAGATTCCTGAGGAGGAGTCGTGACCCAAGAAGCAACGTACACCCTGATCCAGCGCGATCAGCACGGTGACGCCGTCAACGCCATCCCCGGCCTGAACGAGGCCAGCGCGAACGACCTCGCCGACGTGCTGCGCCTCGGCGACGCCTACCAGGGCGACAAGCCGTGGACCTGCGAGATCGTGCGCGAGCAGACCCCGGCCGAGCAGGCGCAGGAGGCGGCGGCGAAGTGGCGCGACGCCAGCGCTGAGCGGGGCGGGTCGTTGCACAAGGTCAGCCACATCGCGCAGATCCTGCGGACCCTCGCTGAGGATTTGGATCACCTGGGGGAGACGGACATCCCGTCCACGATCCTCGCGGTGAAGATCCAGGTCTGCGGCCTGTGGGGCGCCCCGGAGGGTGTCAAGCAGATCGCGGCGGTGGACCGAATCGCGCACGCGCTCGGGCAGCAACCGCACCGGTACGAGACGAACGTGGATGGCAGCCCGAGTCATTACGGGACCGGGCATGGCGACCTGATAGTCGTCACCACCGCGCAGGAGCCCAAGCCGCTGGTGTCCGACGAGACGATCCGCGAGGCGGAGCAGATTGCCGAGTCGAGCAGGCTTGCCCGGATCGCAGAGGAGGCCGAGACGCTCGGACACAGCCACGCCGCCGGTTCTGCTGGCCCAGCGGGCTGCAACAGCGCGGTCTGCCTGTGTGGCGTCGAGTTCAACGGGTTCGAGACCTACAGCGGGGCAATGGCGGCACTTGACCGGCATCTTGCCCTCGCGGTGCTGGCGGTGTCGTCGTGACGCGGCAGGAGTTGGCCCACGCCGCCCGCCTCCATGTGCACCGCACACCGCCAGCCGGTCAAGGCGGTGAGCGTCCGATGAGCGAGTTCAAGCCCGGCGAGCTGATCGACGTCACCATGCGCAGCCTGCGAATCGAGTCGATCAACGACGTTGGCGTCGCCCAATGCTCGCTGCCCGGTCACGCATGGCGGCCGACGATCAACTTGCGCGCCGAGGGTGTCGAGATCGAGCGCGTCGCCCCAGAGGAGTGGCCGCCGTGCCACGGCGACCTGTGGCGTGATGCTAAAGGTGAGTTGTGGGCCGGGATGCTGGTCCCGCTCGAAGACGACGGGCCTTATGTCTTCCTCGTCCCGCTGATCGCCAGCATGAACCGCAGCACCCATGACCCGGGCGACGTCTTGCAGGGCTACGGCCCGGTCGCGCTGCTCCACCGTCAGCCGTCCGATTCGGACGGTGCCTGATGGCCAACCACGGCACCAAAGGTGCACACATCCTCCACGACCTCAGGGTCACCCTCACGAGCGCCGAATGGGTTGAGCGGGCGCGTTGCTCACCTGCCGTGGCCGAGTTCTTCTGGCCACTCCCCGGCCAGTCCGGCGGCCCAACCGTCGAGGCCGCGCTCAAGATGTGCGCCCACTGCCCGGTCGTCCGCGAATGTGGGCAGTGGGCCATCGACAACAACCAGACCGACGGGATCTGGGGCGGGATGCGTCCCGGTTCCTTGCGCAGGCTGGTCGAAGGACGTCGCGCTGCTCAGGCGGCGGCACCGCCGCCTGAGCCGAAGCCTCGGCTGCGTTCATGCGCCAACTGTCCCAAGCAGTTCGAGCCGCTACCGGAATGGCCCAACGGTCGGCTGTGTGCCGGATGCCGCAGTGTGCACAACGACCCGCGGTCCCGTATCCCGGGGCTGAAAAGGCGCACGCCCCAGCAGTCTCCAGTCCAGGCGGTGGCGTGATGGGCCGCTCGACGACATGGGGCATGGGCACCGACCCGGCAGACGACTGGCGCGAGAACGCACGCTGCCGCCCAATCGCCCACAAACGGCCCGAGATCTTCTACCCCCTCGGGCTGGAGAAAGGCGCCAACGACACCGCCGGAATCCAGATAGCCAAACAGTTTTGCGCCCCCTGCCCCGTCCGCGAGGAGTGTCTCGCTGAGGCGTTGCGGCTCGGTGAACGGTGGGGCGTTTGGGGCGGACTCACCCCGGCCGAGCGGGCGGCCATGCGCGACCCCGGTTCGGCCGTGCCGCCCGTCGCGCTACCTGCGCCTGAGCCGGAGAAGCCCGCACGCGAACGTCGCAAGCCAGAGCGGTGCCGTCGTGGGCATCTGCTCACCGGCAACAACGTCAGCCTCGACCGGCGTGGGCACCAGATTTGCAGGGCCTGCCACGCCTATCGGCAGATGCAGTTGCGTGCCCGCCGCCGAGAGCAGGTGTCGGCATGAACCTGCACTACCTACCCGAAATCACCGGCGGGGTTCTTCTCGCCCGCCTCGGCGAAGTCCACCGCTGGAGCGATGCCCGTGCCACCGACTGCGGCCGGTCGATCCCCGACCGACACGCGCCCGTCTCCCACGTTCAGGCGGTCGTCCACAAGCTGCGGCTGTGCCACACCTGCTACCCGGCCCACAACCGTCACGGAGGCCCCAATGCGCGTTGAGACGCTCATCATCGCCGCCACCGGCTTCGCTCTGGCCTGCATCGTCGTCGGCACCGCCGGGATCCTCCGTCAGCTTGCCCGCGCCAGCACCCCAGCCCGCCGGGTGTCGCTGTGGGCCCGGTACCGGCGCGGCCGACACCACCACCCCACCGCGCTGGCCCGACTCCTTGACGCCTACCTGACCTCCACGCGCGAGCTCGTCGCCGCCCGCGCCCTCCTGACGGGAGCCGACCCGTGGTGAACCGCATCCCACCGCAAGAGCTGGCCGAGGCCGCCGCCTGGATGCTCCTGCCGTTCCTCGCGCTGCTCGTCGCGCTGCTGGCGTTGGCGGTCCGCTGGTCCCGGAAACGCGACGCCGCATACGCCGCCGAGCAGACCCGCATCGAGGACCAGGCCGCCGCCGACCGGCTCGCCGCATGGCGGAAAGGACGGCCGTCATGAAGCGCGTCGCCCGATTCACCGGCCGCGCAACGGTCCTCGGCTCGCTCGCCGCGTTCCTGTTCGCTGCCGCGGTGCTGGGTGTGTTCGACGACTGGCGATGGTTCGCCCCGCTCGTCGGTGGTGCGCTGCTCGTGCTGGCCGCCGCCTGGTTCTGGCGCAGCAGTCCCGAACCTGGTGCCATCCCGGCCGGCGAGCGGGAGTGGCGCATCTGGGACGAGGAGCTCGACCCGGATCTGTCTGACATCGAACGCGACATGCTCGCCCACGGCTGTCCGGTCGATGCCCATGCCGCGCAGATGATCCGCGCCCTGTCCGGCCAAACCGCTGTCCTGCCCGAGATCGGCCTACTCACGCCGCCGCGCACCGGGCGTCACCGATCGGACAAGCGATGAGCGCCCCGACGACCCTGCGCCGAGTCACCCCGACCGCTGCGCAGCTGCTGCCCGCCACCGCCGACCGCGACACCTGGCTCGCCGCCCGCCGCAAAGGCTTGGGCTCCAGCGATATCGCGAAGGTGGTCGGGGTGGCTGACCGGCAGCAGGCCGTTCACGTCTACCACGACAAGGTCGGCGAACCCCTCGACGATGATGCCGGTGAGGCCGCACTGTGGGGCACCCTTCACGAGGACACCGTCGCCCGGGAATGGTGCCGCCGCAACCGATCGGTCATCTCACGCGTCGGGCTGGTGGCCAATGTGAACCAGCCCGGGTTCATGTGCACCCTCGATCGACTGGTGCGCGAGTGCCCGCTAGGCGAGGACGGCGACCGGTCCCGCCGCTGCGCGCTGGAGGTCAAAACGCGCAGCGCGTTCAAAGCCCACCGCTGGCACCGCAGCGTTCCCGATGACGTCCTCGCCCAGACGCTCTGGCAGAGGCTCGTCACCGGGCTCGACCATATCCACGTCGCCGTCCTCATCGGCGGCAACGATTACCGGCAGACCGTTGTCCGCCGCGACGCCGAGCTGGAGAGCTACCTCCAGACCGAGGCCGCAAAGTTCTGGGTGCAGCACGTGATCGCCCGCGTCGAGCCGGAATGGGACTACGACAACCATCCGGAGGATCTCCTCGACCTTGACGCCAAGCTGCACGGCGAACGAGTCGGCGAGCTCGACCTCGACAGCATCGGCGACGTCATGGAATACGCCGAACTGTCCGCCGCTGCCGGGGCCGCCGAGCGTGCCCGCAAGGCCGCCGCCGCCCGGCTCGCCCGCATCGCCAACGGCGCCCGCTACCTCAAGTTCTCCGGCGAGCTGGCGTTCGAATACGCGCCGCGCACCCGCGCGAACACCGACCTTGCGCTGCTCGCCGAGCGGTACCCCGACGCATACGCGGCATGCGTGTCGGACACCAGCTTTTACTCCATTCAGCTCTCCAAGGCGTTGCGCCAGAAGGGAAAGTCGTGAGCAACCTGAAGGAGAAGGCACAGGCCGCCGCCGCACAGTCATGGGGTGAGGTCGCCCACGAAGAGGTGGCCGCCCACACCATCGACCCGCCACCACCCGTCCAGCAGGAGGCGCCGCTGCCGCTGGTGCCGATCGCCGAACTGGCCGGCCCCACCTCCGACGACCCGCCCCAGGTGACCGTGTTCGTCGCCTGGGCGCGGGTCATGCGCGACGTGCAAGCCATCGGCAAGCACGGCGAATACAACGCCGCAGGCACCCGCTACAACTTCCGCGGCATTGATGCCGTCGTCAACGCGTTCGGTCCGGCATGCCGCCGCCACGGCGTCATCGTCATGCCCACCGCGGTCCTCGCCGAACACGGCGACGCCGTCACCTCCAACGGCAAGGCCACCCGCGAAACCACCGTCGTCGTGTCGTGGCGCATCTACGGGCCCAACGGCGACCACATGGACGGCGCGTCGGCCGGTGAATCGCTCGACTCGTCCGACAAAGGCACCGCCAAGGCGCAATCGGTGGCGCTGCGCGCGTTCCTGATCGCGGCCGGGCTGGTGCCCACCGATGAGAAGGACCCGGACGCGTCGCGGATCGAGCGCGGCGAGCGGCCCCGTGTCGTGCCGAGCCAGTACGTGGAGGAGATCGCCAACCCGAAGACGTCGCTTGGGCGGCTGCGCCAGATCCGCGCCGAAATCAACCAGCACGGCATCGCCGCCGCGATCATCACTAACGAGACCGGCGACGAGGAGTCGCTGTTGGCCATGGTCGTCCGCATCGGCAAGGCACGCGCCGAAGGCGGTGAGGCGTGATGTTCAAGACCCACACCTGCATCTCGCTGCACTGCGACCACTGCGGCAAGCCACTGGAAGACGACGACACCTACGGCATCGTCCACTTCGAAGACGAGAAACAGGCAATCGACCTGGGCACCTCATCGTACGAGTGGCGGAAGGTGGGCAGCCGGGTCTTCTGCAACGCCGACGACTGCGCGATCGCGGCGGTCGACGCGGGCGGGGCGCTGCCGATCGTGCTCCCCGGCCAGCTGGAGATCGGCGGTGCCGTATGAGCCGGCTCGACGACATCCTCGCCCAGCACCCGGAAGCCGACGCATGCCTCACCTCGCGCGTGTTCCGCCGCGAACTGCTTATCGAGCTGCGCCGGGTGCTGCTCGTGCGCCGCGGCGTGACCCTACGCCAACGCCCCGGACGGCTGGGGAGGCGGCCATGACCGCCCTTTTCGACACGCTCGCCTCATGGCACCCCGGCGTCGCGCGGCTGATCGCCAACACGCGGCCCGCGTTCGAGGTGATCGTGCGTGGCATCCCCGGACCACAAGGCTCCAAACGTCACGTCGGCGGCGGCCGAATGATCGAATCGTCGAAGAAGGTCAAGCCGTGGCGTGAAGCCGTTGTGGCAGCAGCAGTCGAGGCGCGTGCTGAAGCAGCCGCGCTCACCGGCCCGCTCGCCGTCGAGATGGTGTTCACCCTCACCCGACCCCGCGGGCACTACCGCAGTGGTCGTAACGCACACCTCCTCGGCACCCGCGCGCCAGCCCAGCCGGCCACCAAGCCCGACCTGTCGAAGCTTGCCCGGTCCACCGAGGACGCCCTCACCACCGCCGGGGTGTACCGCGACGACGCCCTCATCGCCGAATACCGCCGCCTGGCCAAGGTTTGGGCCGGCGAAGACCCCGACGCCCTCGACTCACCCGGCGCCGTCATCCGCATCTACATCCTGGGAGCCCAAGCATGATCACGATCCCCACCGGTGAACTCGTCGGCACACTCTCCGACGTCATCCCCATGGCAGAAGCCGACCGCGAACTCCCCGAAGTCAACTGCATCAAGCTCGAATGGGACGGCGACACCCTCCACGCCATCGCCACCGACCGCTACAAAGCAGGCTGGGCCACCTGGAACCCCAGCGACAGCGCAGGTGAAACCGAGTGGGGCGGCGCCGACGAACCGTGGTCGCTGACCATCGGACTCGACGACGCCAAGCACCTCGTCAAAACCTACAAACTGCCAACCAAACAGCACTACACCGCCCTGACCATCGAGCACGTCCACCCCGGCGCGGTTCGCGTCCAGCGCCATAAGGACACCGGCCACTCCGCGATCAGCACCGTCATCCCCGACACGTTCGTCGCCTGGCCGCACGTGAAGGAAGTGTTGGCAGCCAAGGATGTTCTGGCGCCGTCCGATGGGTTCGATGTCAACCCGCGGCACCTCGCGCCGTTCGCAAAAGTCCGCCCGGCCGGGCCGATGGTGCTGCGGTTCACCGGCCCGAACTCGCTGATCCACGTGTCGATTGGGGCGCGGTTCACCGGGTTCGTGTTCCCAATCCTGGACGCGGTCCGCTTGGGCGTCCCGGCGAGAGAGCGCGGCTTCAACGTGCTCCGCGACGGTGCGGGCGTACTCCTCAGCGAGCCTGCGGACGGCGACTGATGGCGACCCGTCTGCGCACCGACCCCCTCGCCGCCGTCACCGAACTGCCCAGTCAGCGTTGCCGTGCGCACCGCCCCGATCCTGTCGTCGCCGCATGCGGTCGGCCACACCTACCAGGTGTGGATCGAAGACGGGGAGACCGCGCTGTCCTTCCTCGACGTCACCGGGCGGGAGGGGACATGAAACTCGTCGTCACCGGCTCCCGTACCTGGGACGACGCCGAATACATCTGGCGCATCCTCGACCAACACCTCAACGCCGAACTCGGCATCGCCCTCCACCACGGCGCATGCCCCAAAGGCGCCGACCAAATCGCCGACCAATGGGCGACCCAACGCAAGCTCCAAGGCCGCCCGGTCCGGATGCGCCGCTGGCCGGCCCAATGGCGCGACGAAAACGGCGTCTACGACCCGCGGGCCGGATTCCGCCGCAACACCGACATGGTCAAACTCATCGCCTCGTGGCAGGGATGGGGACGGCCACCGAAATGCCTCGCCTTCATCCGCGATCACTCCGCCGGGGCTACCCACTGCGCCAATGAGGCAGCCAGGGCGGGGATCGAGGTCATCCGCTATCGGTGGGAAGACCGGTCTGGGCAGCTGAATCTGCTCGACCTGATCGGGGCGACGTCGTGACCGAGGCTGCCCTGTTCGACGCCGCGCCCTACATCGTGGCGCCACCGGTACCGGAGACCGCAGCAGCCAAGCTCTCGCAGGGCCGGCGCCGGACTCTGCGGCAGGCCGAGGCGATCGCTCGTGGCGGCCACCCCCTCGCCCTGGTGTTCCCGTCCATCCGCGTGCACCCCGACGCCGACGGCCGTAACGCGACCCGGGACAACGCGGGCGAGCGGCCGCTGCGGTGCGGCACGTGCCGGTTCCGCACACCGATTGGCGGGCACGCCCGCGACTACCAAAAGTGCAAGTGGCCCAACCCGGACGCCTACCTCTATTCGGAGCTGCCTCGGGTGTCGGCTAGCGCCGCGACTGATATCCGGTCGTGGTGGCCAGCGTGCATCGACCACCAGCTCGGCGAGGCGCCATGACCGCGCCGTTCATGCGTCCCGCCGCTGGTGCCCGCCGAGCCGAAGGCATCCCACCCTGCCGCGAACGGTACGCACTCAGTCAACGCACCCCCGACGGCATGACCCCCCGCGGGGCCTGCTGCATCCGCTGCGGCCGAGTCACCGCCCGCCGCGACACCGACGGCATGCCCTCATGCGCGGGCAGCCTCCCCGTTGCGCCCGAAACCAAGGAGCACCAACCGACATGACCACCACCGACGTGACGAACACGAACATGTTGGCAAACGCCAACGTGGCGCTGGCGGACTTCTGCATCGTGGTGGCTGGCCACGATGGGGTTCACCCGGACCGCGGCGAATGCGGCGGTCTGGGCGGCTGCGCACTGATGCGCGCGGAACACGATGCCGAACAAGGCCTAATCGAAGCCCTGCTGGGCTTAGTCCGTCAGGGCACGCGCTTCATCCTGCGGGCCGCGCGGGAGGTCGAGAAGCCGTGACCAAGCTGATCGTCACCAAAGGCCTACCCGGCAGCGGCAAAACCACCTGGGCCAAGGCCGAATCCGAACGCACCGGGGCCATTCTGGTATCCCGCGACGATCTACGCGCCATGCTCCACCCCGGATCATGGCCGTTCGGCGACCTCATGTGGGAAGCCCGCTGCACCGTGGCTCAGCACGCCCTTATCGAGGCGCTGCTGCGCGACGGGGCCAGCGTCATCGTGCACGACACCAACCTCAACCGGGATCACCGCCACGCCCTCCTGGACATCGCCATCAAGACCCGCGCATACCAGGCCGTCAAATCGTTCACCGACGTGCCGCTCGAGGAGTGCATCGCCCGGGACGCCGCCCGGCCCAACCCCGTCGGCGAGGCGGTCATCCGCGGCATGTGGCAGAAGTACCTGGCGCCCAAGGAGGTTCAGTCGTGAGCCTCGACCTCGACGCCATCCGCGCCCGCGCCACCAAACACGGCAACCTCGTCCACGGCGCCGACGCCCTATGGGTAGCAAAAGCATCCGCCGACGACGTGCCCGCGCTACTCGACGCCCTCCACCACGAGCTGACCCGCCGCGAAATGATGACCTACCAACGCGGCGCCGTCCTCGGTGCCGTCCACAGCATGCAGATCGGCAACCACACCGTCGCCGACGTCGCCGCCCGGGTGGAGGAAATCTTCAGCGCGGGCATGGCGGCTGAGATCAAGCGCGGCTACGACGAGCAGCTGGCCGCTGTCGAGCAGGACCGCGACAAGCTCAGCGACGAACTCGCCAAAGCCGCTGGCGAATTTAGGCGAGCGCGGCAAGCAACCCGTCGGCTCACCGCAGTCCTCACCGCCAACGCCTCGCGCCTCGACGTTCCGTTCACCAACGCCGACGGCTCGCCTTGGGAGCTGATCCCCCAAGCACGCATCGACGAAATCGCCAAAGACGCCGTCGTCGAAGCCGTCCGAGGCCTCGCCCAAGAACGCATGGGCATCGGTGAACTTCTCTCCGACGACCTACCCGACGACGCGCCAGAAGACGAGCAGGAAGCCGAGATGGACCGGCTCGAAGCCGCCATCCGACTACACCTCCCCGAGGAGCACGAGAAAGCTCTCCGCGAGCAAATCGCCGCCGAAATCGAGGCATACCAACCCGAAGCCCACCCCATCGCCTGCCCACCCGCCACCGCATGGGAAGCCGGCCGACAACGCGCCGCCACCATCGCCAGACACGGCCGCCAGTAGCACCAGCCAGCCTGCCCGGCCTCACCCCGGGCAGGCCACAACCGAACAGCACCAACGAAACGAGGGGAAGCGTTGACAGGGAAGGAAAGGCGCCACGTGCACATGCACATAGAAGCCATCCGTGCCGTAGGCCGCTACCGCAAAGACCTCGGCGACCTCGACGGCCTCGCGAAGTCGATCGCCGCCGTCGGGCTGCTGAATCCGATCACGATTACCAGCGACGGCCAACTGATCACCGGGCAGCGTCGGCTGGAAGCGTGCCGCCTACTCGGCCGGACTGAGATCGAGTGCCTGATCGCCGATGACCTTGACACCGCGGTGCAGCAATTGGAGGCCGAACGCGACGAGAACACCGAGCGCAAAGCGATGACGCCGGAAGAATTAGTGCACCTCGGCCGGGCGCTCGAGGAACTGGAGCGCCCAAGGGCGCAAGAACGCAAAGCGGCAGGTCAGTTCGGTTCCGGTCCCGAGACCGGAACCGTAGTTCGAGGCGAAACGGCCGAGGTAGTCGGCTCCGCGTTGGGCATCTCCGGTACCAGTTATAAACGCGCCCGAGCTGTCGTCAACGCGGCCTACGACGAGTCCTCATCAAGTGATGACCGCGAGGTTGCCCGAGCTGCGCTGGCCAACATGAACGCGACGGGCAACATCGTCGGCAACTACGACAAGATCCGCAAGGTCCGCGACATCCGATTGGGCGCACCCACAAGCCCCGCGCTGATGGATGCGAAAAAACAGCGGCACGCCCTCAACTCTGCCACAGCCAACCTGTCCGGCATCGCCCTCGCCCTCAAAAGGATTGGGGACCTACACCCGGAAATCACAAGCGAAGAGGCCGCCCAGTGGGTGGACGACCTCTCGGAAGCACGACGCGTCATCGAAGGACTCATCAAACGACTCAAGGAGCGTATCAATGCGTAAGCCCGAACGGCGACAGTTGGCCGTGTCAACCCTGATGGTTGACCCGAACGTCCAGCGCGGACTCGACCGCAACCGTGTCGCCAGGATCGCCGACGAACTCGACCTGCACGCCATCGGCACCATAACCGTGTCCCACCGAGGCAACGGCTCGTACCACGTCATCGACGGACAGCACCGCGTCGAGGCCGTCAAGCTGGCCGGCGGAGACGCCGAGAAGGTCGACTGCCGCGTCTTCGACGAACTCACTGTTGAAGAGGAGGCGCGACTGTTCCGCCTACTCAACAACACCACCAAATTGCAGGCGCTGGACAAGTTCAAGGTCCGCGTCGTCGAAGGCGAACCGACCGCGGTCGCCATCAGCGACGTGCTGGCCAAGCATGGCTGGAAGGTGGCCGGCGGCAGCGGCGACGGTTGCTTCTCCGCTGTTGCCGCTGCCGAGCGGATCTGGAGCCGCGACCCGAAGGCGGTCGACCGCACCATCCACACCATCACCCGCGCTTGGGGTCACGAAGCGATCGCCACCAACGGCTTCATCGTGGAAGGCCTCGGACTGGTCTACGCCCGCTACGCCGACGCGATCGACGACAACAGCCTGGCCGACAAGCTCGCCCGCTACCCAGGCGGCCCGGCCAAGCTCATCGGCTCCGCCCGCGGACTGCGCGACGCCTACCGGTTCACCACACCCACGGCGATCGCAGACCTGGTGGTCGAGATCTACAACGCCAACCGGCGCACCAAAGCCCTGCCGCCGTGGCGGGCCAGCTAACCCGTTGCACCCGGCGCACGCCCCGGCTTCCCCTCGGGGCGTGCGCCACAAAAACCGAAGAGGGCAATAGATGACCTGGTTCAAAGTCGACGACTCGTTCTACGACCACCCCAAAGTGTTCGACGCTCCCGACTGCGCCGTGGCGCTCTGGACCCGCGCCGGCACCTGGTCCGCACGCAACCTCACCGACGGGTTCGTGCCAACCGGGATGCCCGCACGGCTCTGCGACGACCCCGACACCGCAGTCAAGGAACTCGTTCGCCGCGGGCTGTGGTTGCGTGCGACCGGCGGCTGGAGATTCCACGACTGGGCCACATATCAGCCCTCAAAGACCGCCGTCGAAGACCTCCGCAGCAAACGCGCCGAGGCCGGGAAAAGGGGAGGTCAAGCCAAAGCGGCCAAGCAAAACGCTAGCAACGGTCTAGCAAATGCTAGCGACGTTGGTAAGCAAAACGCTGCCCCGTCCCGTCCCGTCCCGTCCCCTAGTGGTTTAGGTAGTGGGTTCTCTAACGGTGAGACAAGCTCGATCTTGGAGCCTCCCTCCAAATGCGATCAGCACATCAACGACGACGACCCGCCACCATGCGGCCGATGCGGCGAAGCACGCCGAGCGCGAGAACGGTGGGACGTCGAGCAGGCGCAGCGGCAACGCCACGAGACTGCGGTTGCCAAGTCGGCCAGCGCCAAGGAACGCGCCGCGCTCATCGCCGCCGAAATCCGCAACTGCCCACGCTGCGACCACCTCGGCCGGCTACCAAGCCAAGCCGTCTGCAACCACGAACCCGAGGCGACCAAAGCCGCCGAACTGTCCGCCGCAGCACGCGCCGCGATCCGGCCACCAGTGGCAAGCCGGCAACGCGCCGACCCGATCGCGCTCGCACGGCAACGCGACCCCGAAAGCCCACTCGACGCGGCGCTCGCCGAAGTCATCCCCATCCGACCGTCCGAAGCGGGCGAGCCATGATGGCCGGCCAGTCCCGTGACCTGCTGCCGTGGGAAGCCCGATGCGGCTGCCCCACCTGCCGCCCAATTCCGCGAAAGGAAAGCGCATGAGCCTGACCACCGACCCGAACGACCCGCGCCTCACCCGCGGCGCCGACCCAGCCAACTCCGGCCCCCACGACCAAGCCGACGTCTACCTCGTCCTGTCCGAAGAAGAGCGCGCGAAAGGCTTCATCCGCCCGGTCCGCCGCTCCTATTGGCACACCACCTGCGGGAAGATCACCGCCATGGGGCAGGCGCTCGCCGAAACCTATGCCCGCCAACCCACCTTCTACGGCGCCACCTACTGCGCCCACTGCCGCCAACACCGGCCCGTCGGACCAGACGGCGAGTTCTACTGGTGCGACATCGTCAACACCGAAACGCAGGCACCCACGCGGCAGCCGAAGGTCGGCACCTGATGGGCGAACCGAAGTGCCACTACTGCACCGACCGGCACAGCACCCGATTCCTGTGCAACCCGGCCAAAAAAGTCTTGGACGCCATGGTCGCCCGCGGGATGTCGTTCAACATGCCCACCCTCGAATTCCCCGAACCGATCCCCATGCCCCGCCCAGACCTACCCGACGTCGACGTCCTGGCCGTCCAAATCGTCGTCATGGCCGCCGTCATCGACGTCGCAGGCGTTGCCCGGCCGGCGCTGGTGTTCACCGGGCAATCCGCCCACGGCGGGCCGCTACCCCGGGTGCTGTACGCCGGAGAGGACGACGACCTGACCCGCCTGTCCACGCTGGTCGCCGACATGGCCAAGCTCGCGATCAAGACCGCCGCACCGTCCGCCGCCGAGCCCACCAACCCCACGGAGGCAACAACATGAGCCAGATCATCGACCGCGAGGCCGTCGAATGCGACCTGTGTCGAGCACGGCCAGGTGAGGCCTGCGAGTTCGCAGACGGACCGGCGCCGTTGGTCGACGACAACGGCATCCAGCGGCGTGCTGTCCACGCAGCCCGTTATGCCGCATCGCTGCCGCCCGAGGAGCGCGGCCCGTTCTGGGAGAACGCGGTGGATAGCTACCTGTCCGCCGAGCTGGAGCGCATGAACGCCGCCGCGCCGGGTGGGACGGGGCGAGACCAATGAGCGCATCCGGAACCCACAACTGCAAGGTCTGCCACGAAACCGGATGCACCGTCTCAATTCCCAAGAGCGATCTGGAGACGGTAGTCAAGGCGCTCCAGGACCAGTACGGGCGCAGCCTGGAGCGCATCGCACCATTGCGTGAGTTCGCCAGCCACGTCGTCCACGATGTATTCAAGGCTGGGCGGCTCGGCGACGGCGAGCAGGCAGTCCAGGACTGGGAGCCCAGCGCAGATGACATCGACGACTTCAATCCTCAAGGTGTCAGCGGCATGATGCGCCTGTGGCGTGCCGAGGAGATCGGCTATTACGCCCTGGTCGCGCTTGCTCGGGCTGGGCGCCTGCTGCCGGAGGGTGAGAGGACAGCCGGAGCATGAGCTATGAACGCGAAGCGGCGGCCGCCGTCGCGCACAACGTCGCAGACGTGCTCCAGAACGGGCCACGGCTCGCCTGGGGGCGCAAGACCGCTCCGATCGCCATAGACCGGCAGAACAAGCGCGTCCTGGAGACGGGGTTCGGATGTATGGGTGTCGGAACGATGTGGGTCGATTACGACGCTGAGCTGCCCGAGTGGGCCGGCCCGCCCGAGCAGGATTCAACCGGTGAATTCGGCGGGGCCACCTGATGCCGCACATCGAGATGGGTTCTGCCCACGGCGTCTACGTCAAAATCGAAGCCAACGAAACCTCAGCCACCGAACTGAAAAAGCTTGCCACCGAAGCACTCGCCGACGCCTGCCGCATCCTCGCCGGCGAACCCGTACCACCCGCCGGCAGCGCGACCGTCGAAACCAGATGGATCCCGACCCACCACGACCCGAACTACAGCAGCGGCTTCGGGTTCGCACCGATCAAGGCAGGAGGCGAATGATGGACGAAGCTCAGATACGCGCTAACGAGCGACGGAACGTGTGCCGACGAGAAGGCCACGACTGGCACGTCGCCACCACCGTGGGGGAACGCGCTCGCGGCGTCGAGACCGAGATCTGCGGACGCTGCGGTGCCAACGCGGTGACAACGCGCGTTGTCACGGAGGCGGCGTGATGGACACCAACCGCGTCAGCTTCAACGGGATCGACCTCACCAGCTACGTGTCCAACACCGAACTCGCCCACGACGCAGACGACAAAAACCGTTGGCACGAGAAGCTCGCAGGCCTCCCACAGTCCAGCATCACCGTCACCGGAACGTGGGAATCCGACCTGCCGACCCTCGCCAACATATTCGCTGAACGCCTACCCGACAGCGAAGTCAACGTCTGGCAACCCGACGGCCGATGGCAGTCCATCAAAGCCCGGCTCGCCCACTGGTGGCCGCTGCGCTGGCTCAAAGTTCGCTGGCGCGTCTACACCACCCGAGGCATACCCGACATCGACCCGCAGACCGGCGCGATCACCGTCAACACCACGGCGCCCATCGTGGTTACCACCGCCACCCGCAGGGGACGCCGATGAACCTCCCACCCTTCCCCGTCGACGACGCCACCCTCGACATGCTCACCGCCGCCATCGATCCACGCGCCCACGGCGACCAGCAAGCCGAGGCGTCCAGCGTCGGCACCTTCCTCGAAGTCATGAGCCAACTCGGCGGCTCCGACATCACGGCCGTCGAGGAGGAGCTCGGCGACAGCATCGTCATGCTCCGCGATCCCCAGTACCACGTCAACGACGTCCTCACCGCGCTCATCCAAGAAATCCGACGACTACGAGGAGGCGGCTGATGACCGACATTCTCGGGACGATCGACGCGACCCTCGACGGTCGGTGTGCCTGCGGGTGCGGGAGTCGACTTGACCCGCAGGGCGCCTCGATGTGGTTTGCGTCCGAGGGGTGCCAGGAGCGTTACAGCATGGCCCGCGTCGAGGGCTTGCCGCCGCGTACGAGCAGGTCGCGGCGGGAGTCCATCTCCGAAGTGCTGATCGAGGTGATGCGCGCCTGCATGCCGCTGCTTCGCCGATCTGACCCTCCGGCGCCGCCCGACGACCTTCCCACGCCTCGCCTGTCGATCTACATCAGCCAGGGATGGCGGCTCGCAACCCGTGGCCCAGCCGCGTGGCGCCGCTTCTGCCCGCGCTGTGCGGCTCACACCACACCGACTGACGGGTTCCGCATGCCGTCGGTCGACTTCGGGATCGGCCTTCGCGACGCTGACCCGTTCGATCTGATATCGGAACCGTTGCAGTGCAACATATGCGGCCAATGTCGCGGGCATGCGTGGCCAGGCCCGAAAATGTTCGCCCTCTACGGGATCGACAAGACGCGGGCGCAGTACCACCTCAGGCTTGCCGCCGGGGATTTCGATGTCACCATGTCCGTCGATGAGTCGTACCTCCACCACTACCCCGATGCGGTGTCCTATGCGTGGGAGGAGATGGAGCGGGAGATCGTCTACAAGCTCAGCTTCCGACATTTGTGTGCAGCGGTGGCGTGCGACGACACGGCGCGGACCTACTACGAGGCTGTTGCTCCTGCCCGATACGTTCTCGACCGGATGCCGTTCCGGGTCGAGTGGAGCCCGCCTGACCCCATCCGGCTCTGTCCGGAGCACGATCACGAGATCCTTCGCTCCGACATGAACTGGAGCGTTCGGCTATGACCCAGCTCCTGTGTGCCGCCGAAGCCTGCGACCGCCGCGCCGCAGACGGCCTCGCCCTGTGCTGGGGCCACACCCGCGCCATCGAACGCGACGCACCCCGCCTCGCCGTCCTCCACGACGAACTCGGGTTGGTCCTCACCGCCACCGGCGGACCCGGCGCAGGAGGATTCGATGGCGGCACCGCCCTCAACTTCGACGCCGCCCACGCCCGCGCCCTCATCCGCGAAACGTTGACCGCAATCGCCCTCCACATCGCCCACAACCGCGGAATCTGGCTCCCCGGCACACACCGGCTGGTCCGCCTCCCACCGGGCGTCCACGGCCCGTATAACCGGATCTGGACCCCCAACACGACAAAGCACGCCCTCGCCAACTTCATCGCCACCCACTACCTGTGGCTCGCCGCCAACCAGCCCACAGCCGCCGACCGCCTCGACCACACCTGCCACGAAGCCCACCAAGCCGCCTACCCCAACGGCACCCGCGTCATCGACATCGGACGCTGCCCCATGGAAGATGCCGACGGTCTCCAATGCCTCGGCAACATCCGCGCCCTGATTCGCGACGAAGACTCGTTGCTACCCAAGGCATGCCAATGCAATGCGAGCGAAGACCATGTGTGGACCGCCGACCAATGGCACGCCCTCGGCCGACGGTTGCAAGCCAAACCCCGCCCACTCAACCGGCTCACCTCCACCGCCTACGGGCACGGAGGATGGGCCGAAAGGAGAATCGGAGCATGAGCACCGCCCACTGCCCAGTCTGCGGAGCAAGGACAGCTGCCACCAGCTGGACCAGAGAGCCGCGCGAAACCACCTACGAGGAGGTCAACCCAACGTCCCGGACGTTCGAACCTGGCCTATCCGCCGACGTCAAACTTGCCTGCGGCTGCGAACTCCACGGAACCGACGGCGTGCGATTCCTGGAGTCGCTCAGGGGCGAGTCATGATCGTCCGACACCACGGCAACCTCACCCTCATGGACCTCGAAGCCCTCACCATCCAACTCGGACGACGTGCACCCGCCACCATCCGCAAACACTGCCAACCCATCGCCAGCGACATCGCCACCCGCCGCCACCTCTACAACGCCGACCAAGCCATCACCCAAATGGCCCAGATCCCCGAACGCCGCACCACCCGCAGGCAACCAAAGTTGACGAACGCGACCTTGTAGCGCACTCTTACTTCATGGTCCCCGCAGTGTCGGAAGACCACACCACGAAGCCCGCCTAAGCGCGGGCTTTCGTCGTTCTTGAGGACGTAGCTCAACTGGCAGAGCGCCCGCCTCCAAAGCGGGAAGATGCGCGTTCGAATCGTGCCGGTCTCGCGACAACTCCCACGCGATGGGCGGCTGTCGGCAGGCAAGGTCAAGGTGCCGGGCTCGGACGTCAACCCGGCGATCCCCGGCAAGGACATCACCACGGGCCCCTCCGAGCCTCGATGCCCTGCGCCCGAGCCCAACAACCCAAAGGAGGAACCATGGGCAAACACACCTACGGCTTCCCCGCCGGCACCGACCCCAGACAAGCCATCACCCAAGCCATCGCCATGGCACGAGCAGACGGCTACGCCGAACCACGCGAACGAGTCAGCGCCGAGATCCTCGACACCGAGGAGCACCGCTTCACGCCAGACTCGCGGCTCCCGTTCAACCGGCCCGGACAAGCGAGACCCGCCGCCGAGATCTGCGTCGTCATCCGCTGCTCCGACTGAGCCATGCCACTGCGAGTGTGCGGCGGCTGCGGCAAGCTGAGCGCGACCGCCTTGTGCGGGCCATGCGGGAACGCGAAGAGGCGGGCATCCAACGCACGGTACCGACCACACCGCGAACGCCGACCCGACTACAACTCGGCCGAGAAGCAGCGACGAGCCGACACCGTAGCGGCATGGCGTGCCGTGCATGGCGAGCTGTGTCCAGGTTGGAACCGACCGGCACACATGGGCGATCCGGTGACCAACCCGCTGACCGCCGACCACCGTCAGTCGGTGCGCTCTGGTGGTGCAGAGCATGGCCCGCTCGGTGTGCTGTGCCGATCATGCAACTCCAGCAAAGGTGACAGAGCGTGACGTGGTTACGGAGGGTAGGGGGGCGGGGTGACGACGTAATTGATCAAGTCCAGCGACA